GCGTTATTGTTGGTGTAATTGTTCTAGTTGGCGTTAATGATATTGTTGGAGTAATTGATATGGTAGGCGTTATTGTTGGTGTAATTGTTCTAGTTGGCGTTAATGATATTGTTGGAGTAATTGATATAGTTGGTGTTAATGATATAGTTGGCGTTAATGATATTGTTGGAGTAATTGATATTGTTGGAGTAATTGATATTGTTGGAGTTACAGATATAGTAGGAGTTACAGATATAGTTGGTGTTAATGATATTGTTGGAGTAATTGATATAGTTGGTGTAATTGATATAGTAGGAGTTACAGATATCGTTGGTGTAATTGTTGGTGTTATAGATGCCCCTAATCCAGATGAATTTGTTATTGTTGGAGTTACAGATATTGTTGGAGTTACAGATATTGTTGGAGTTACAGATATTGTTGGAGTTACAGATATTGTTGGAGTTACAGATATAGTTGGAGTTACAGATATTGTTGGAGTTACAGATATTGTTGGAGTTACAGATATTGTTGGAGTTACAGATATTGTTGGAGTTACAGATATTGTTGGAGTTACAGATATTGTTGGAGTTACAGATATAGTTGGAGTTAATGATATATTAAAATCTGGGCTAGTTGTTAAACTTGGCGTAACACTAATTGAATTAGTTATAGTAGGGGTTATTGTATTTGTTGGTGTTGATGATACAGTTGGAGTAATAGTCGGTGTTGATGTTTCACTAATGGTTGGTGTAATACTTGATGTTGGTGTTACAGATGTGGTTGGCGTTGCGGATATTGTTGTAGTGACAGTTGGTGTTGGTGTTTCACTAATGGTTGGTGTAATAGTTGATGTTGGTGTTACAGATGTAGTTGGAGTTGTGGATATTGTTGTAGTGACAGTTGGTGTTGGCGTTTCACTAATTGTCTGCGTAATTGTTGGTGTTATACTTGGTGTTATTGTTATGGTTGGTGTCACAGATATAGTTGGGCTAACACTTGGTGTATTACTTGTTGTTACAGATATAGTTGGTGTTGGTGTTGGTGTTAATTGAGGTATTGGTAAATATTGAACACCACCTATTATTTCACCTAAAATTACAATATAAGTTGTATTAATTGGTACAACAACTTTAATATAATTACCATTAGTTAACTCCCCCACAGAAATCCCTTGACCTAAAAATCCAGTGTCATATAATGTAACTAAATTACTCGGTGACACTTCGTCATAAAAAATACTAAATGGTCCAGGTGTTCTATTTTCTGTTAAAAAAACATTAAAAAATCTATATTCACTACCTAGTTGTTGACTTTCTGAACATGAACAAGTTGAATCATATTTAGCGCAAAAGCATTTTGGTGTATTAGGTTTAAAACCACAAGAATCCGCAATAAGACCTTTTTCCCCACCCAAAACACAAATTTCTATTTTATTACCAATATCACTTTGAGTAATATTTAAAGTTTCAATTTGATTATCATAGTTTAAATAACTTACATAACAAGCATTTATTACAGTATCTAATTTCAAACATTCTGTTGCCTCAAATTCTGTTTTATCACCAATAAAACATGGGTCATCCCCATTTATTATAAATTCTTGTGATATTCCACAACACGGATCATATATTATAACTGATGTTGCTAAATCTGGTACACTAACCCTAAATCCATTTGGTCTTTGAAATAGAAATAAAGGAATCCCCGTTGCAAGATTACCCGTTGCAACATTTGTTGCAAAATTATTAGGGTTAACTATGTCATAATATACATCATACCCTAAACTACACTCTACCGCTACTGAAGTTATCTTTAAATCAAAAATTCTAGCCATCTAATTATTAAATAAAATTATTTAAGTTTAATTTTGGACACATCTAACAGCATATCCATTATTTTTATCGTCACATTGAAAATCAGCAAAATCTGTCCGAAATCCGCAACAATACAATTGGAGCGCATTAGGACTTCCTCCTTCACAAGTATCAGTTGTTGATGTCCAAAAGGTTGCTCTTTTACCTAAATATTCATAACCCCCCTTAAAATCTCTACTACCAGAAGGATATGCACTAAATCCACTAGCATTTGTTGTTTTAGTATTAGTATTTTCCCACCAGACATCTCCTTGCACTTTTAATGCTCTGCCAGCTTTTAAAGTACCCCCATATGCATTTCTAAGGGATTTAAATTCATCAAATGTTGGTACTCTCCACCCTGTTGGACATAAACCTTTTGAGTTATCAACAGCATACCAATTATATAGAAAACCAAAACAACTATTTGGATATACAGCATATGAACCTTCTCTATCATTCCTCCAAGGCCCAACCCCAGAAAGTCCTAAAATTGGCGTACCATCACTATATTTTGTGGTTCTCAAATTTTCCCTAAACCAAATTAATCCATTTATTTCAACTGTTGAATAGTAATTACCATCGGCATCTCTAACTACTGAACCTGTTGAACAATTGATTATTTCTATTAAAGTCCCATCACTGCCAATAGAAAAATGTATTCCTAACGTACTACTAACATATCTACCCATTGGTAATAAAACATAATTTCCATCTTCAAAAACATAAACTTTATCTCCAATTTCTAAAGTATTAGTCCTGTTTTTAACGAAAATATCAACACATTCAGCGACACAATTAGAATCAATTGTCTTACAAAAATTAACACTACAACCACCTGATAGTGGGGGTAATTCGCTTAAATTAAACCAACTATAGCAACTTAATTTGTCTGGTGTCGGAACATATATATTAAAATCAGTCATATCTTTGTTATATAAATATTTGATTTATTTTTTTATTATGAACCACCGCCACCGCCTGGTTCGCAGTCACCTTGATTATTGCAAGCTGTGCCAAGAGGTGAGATATCCACAATTCCAGAGTTAAGTGATGGTGTTGTTCCATAAACAACGCATTTGTAAATGGTTTCACCAATATCCACATTCGTACTTGATGCGCCTGTGTTACAATCAACATAAGAAACGTTTCCTGTTACTCCTCCCATGTTTTGGAATGACCAACAAACACAACTTGGAGTTGATGATGTTGTCGGTGTTGGTGTAATTGTTGGCTCTGGTGATAAGGTTGCTGGTGGCGTATTTGGTGGTGTATTTGGTGGCGTATTTGGTGGTGTATTTGATGCCGTTGGTATTGGTGTGTTCGTATTTGATGCCGTTGGTATTGGTGTGCTCGTATTTGATGTCGTTGGTATTGGTGTGCTCGTATTTGATGTCGTTGGTATTGGTGTACTCGTATTTGATGTCGTTGGTATTGGTGTGCTTGTATTTGATGTCGTTGGTATTGGTGTACTCGTATTTGATGGTGTCACAGATGGTGTTGGCTCTGGTGTTTCCGTTCTTGTTGGTGTTATTGATGGAGGTAAACCTATTGTTGGTGTCACAGATGGTGTCACACTTATTGTTGGACTTGGTGTTACACTAACTGAACAAACTACAATTGTATCCACAAGACCAACAGAATCGAATGTTAAAACATAATCAATACTATCGTAAGTTAACAATGTATAACCACCCGGATTTGATGTATATGACCTTATTGTTAAATTAGGATCGTCATAAATAACTAAACCAGGTTTTAAAATTATTGGAGATAAGCAATACTTAACCCCTGTTGGTGTCAACAAACAAGCCGATTCTGGGTCACCACTTGGTCCAGCAACATCAACAACAACATTTAAAACAGGATTTGCTGTTTCACAAAGTGCTAATGCTATTGCTGTATTTAATTGTATAATATTAAATGTGTCAGAGTTAAAGAAATAACCATATTTTGAAACAATCTCATTTTGTAAATATGTTTGTGTTGTAGGTGATATATTTATACCTATTGCTAATATTTCAATTCTTTGTCCATTATAAACAGTTGTTTTTATTTCTGTTGCCTTTTTCGTTGCACTATCCTCATCAGTTGGTGCACCATCTGTATATACCAAAATTTTCTTTGGTAATGCTCTACTATTAGTTCCAGTTAATACAGAAACTGATTGTTGTAAACCTAAATTCAAATATGTACTACCCCCACTTCTAGTATTATTATTAATTGCATTAACTATAGTATTTGTAAACCTATTTAGAGATAAAATGGTTTGAGATGCATCAGCAAATGATGTTAAACCAATTAATAATCCAGTTGACGAAGCATAACTATTTGCCATATATGGGTCAAATCTATCAACCAAATTTTCAGCAGATGTCATCATTTGAGCAAATTCAGGTACTATAGGAATACTAAACGATTCATCAAATAATAGTACAAAATCACCATTAAACGTACAAACAATTGATGTTGTTGATGGAGTAATTGATATTGTAGGGGTAATTGATGGCGTTATTGAAATTGTTGGTGTTGGTGTCCTTGATGGTATAACATCACAAATTTGTTTAAACAATTTTAAATTAGGTATCTTCGAAAAGGTTAAAATAGTTGGTGATGGCGTTATTGAAATTGTTTTTGTAGGTGTTATTGTTCTTGTAGGTGACATAGTTGGGGTAATAGTTCTTGTAGGTGTTATAGTTGGAGTAGTAGTTATTGTAGGTGTTATAGTTGGGGTAATAGTTCTTGTAGGTGTATTTGTAACTGTTGGTGTTGGTGTATTTGATGGTTCCGCATTACTTGTTGGTGTTATTGTTGGAGTTGCTGTAATACTCTTTGTTGGTGTTGCAGTTTTTGTTGGAGTAATAGTTGGTGTTATAGTCGGAGTAATAGTTGGTGTCATTGTTACGGTTGGTGTTATAGTTGGCGTAACACTAATTGTTGGCGTTGGGGTTGGGGTCCTTGATGGGTCAGGTTCTGGGCAACACTCAACTATTTTTCTACAAGTTCCAGAGCATGATGCGTATGAATAAGTTGGTGGGCAACTATACCCACTAGAAGTATATGTCCCATCTAAGTTTTGAACTAATTCAAATCTATTTGCCGTTTGACTTGTAAAAATAATATTTATTTGGCTTAAAGTTGTTGCAGCTAATAATTCTTGCAATGTTGCGTCATATATTTCACAACCAAATCCAGCTATATTCCCACTATTTTGGCCATATAATTCCAAAATATGTTCACCTTTACTTATATTAACAGGATAAATATGCCAATAATTAAAAGCCGTTGTTCGATTATTGAATGGACCTGTTATTGAATTTAATATCTCAACCCCATCTAAAACAAGTCTAAAATTATTGTCCCCAGCAATACCAACCCAATATTGTTTATCTTCTGTGAATGAATTTAAACAAGCTGAAAATCCAATCCATTGATTCAAAGGTAGAAAACTACCTGCGTTTTGATCCGTCCATTTAGCACATCTATTTAATGGCCCAACATTTATTTCTTGTCTTGGATTTGACCATATATTATAAGTTGTTGAAGTTCCTGCATAACTACCTGTACCATTAACATTAAAATTGGTATTATAAAATAAACTACCGAATATTGAATAAACTGTGGATGGTGTGTCTATGGCAGTATATAATAATGTTGGTGGTATAACTGGAACCGTATCTACTTTATAACAACAATCGTCATTAAGTATTTGCCAGCATTCTGGACCACAAGTTGCGCAAAATTCAGGTATTACACAATTTGTTGGTGTTACCGTTGGTGTTGGTGTTTGAGTTTTTGTTGGTGTTGGCGTTAATGAAATTGTCTTAGTTGGGGTTGGTGTTTGTGACACCTCAGGTGTTGGACATTTTAAAACAAAAAACCAAGCAGTCTGTCTATCTGGACCATAAATATTTACAAATGCAAAAGTTGTAGGTGTTGTTCTAAGGAAACAAAATTTTTTATAATTTGCTAATCTAACTTTTGGAAAACCATCAGTGTCGCTGTCTGGTATATTCAAATTTGGATATGCAAGATTTGTAATAGGGTCAACCCTCCCAAGTAGCGATGATTGAAAATCAACCCTAAAAGGCCCACCAACACTATAAATACTTGGCGAATCTGAAAGGTATCCAGTGTCAATAACAACAATACCATCAAATATTACAATAAATCTGTCAGGGATTGAACGTGGATTAGGTATTAAGCAAACCTCTAAGTTTGTTTCTCCAGTTAAAATAATACATATATTTGATGGGTATGATTGACCCCCACCATAAGGAACATCTGAGTCACAAAGCTGACAATCAGAGTTATTTGTTGGTGTAATTGTTGGTGTTTGTGAAATTGTTGGTGTAATTGATTTTGAAACTGATATCGTTGGTGTTGGTGTCAAACTTAATCCAGGTGTTGGTGTTATTGTTGGAGTTATTGTGATTGTTGGTGTTATTGTTGCAGTTCTACTTGGGCTAATGGTCTTGGTTGGTGTTATAGTTGGCGTTATTGATATACTTGTTGTGATTGTTGGAGTTATACTTATAGTTGGTGTAATGGTTTTAGTTGGAGTTGGAGTTTGTGATGTTTCAGGTAGTGCTGGACATTTTAAAGTAAATTCCCAATAAGTACCTGAATCTGGACCATAAACATTTACATATGCAAAAGTTGTAGGCGTTGTTTTAAAAAAACAAAATCTTTTATATTGATAAAATCTAACTATTGGAAAACCATCAGTATCACTATCTGGTATATTTACATTTGGATATGTGAGTTTTGTAATAGGATCAACCTTCCCAATTAGTGATGCTTGGAAATAAGGCCTAGCATCACCACCAACAATATAAAGAGATGAAACATTTGAAAGGTATCCAGTGTCAATAACAACAATACCATCAAATATTACAATAAATCTATCAGGTATTCCAACTGGGTCAGGCATTAAACAAACCTCTAAGTTTGTTTGTGTAGTTACATTAATACATGTAATTGATGGGTATGCGTTATCCCCATCATAAACGTCTTCTGAGTCACAAAGTTTACAATCAGAGTTGTTTGTCGGTGTAATTGTTGGCGTTTGTGAAATTGTTGGTGTAATTGTTGGAGTTTGTGAAATTGTTGGTGTAATTGTTGGTGTTTGTGAAATTGTTGGTGTAATTGTTGGTGTAATTGATATGGTAGGAGTTACGCTTGCTGAAATTGATATGGTAGGTGTGATTGTTGGAGTTATACTTGGTGAAATTGATATTGTTGGTGTTATTGAAGGTGTTTGTGAAATTGTTGGCGTGATTGTTGGTGTTTGTGAAATTGTTGGCGTGATTGTTGGTGTTTGTGAAATTGTTGGTGTAATTGTTGGTGTAATTGTTGGCGTTTGTGAAATTGTTGGTGTAATTGTTGGCGTTTGTGAAATTGTTGGTGTGATTGTTGGTGTTTGTGAAATAGTAGGAGTAATTGTTGGCGTTATACTAATTGTTGGTGTGATTGTTGGTGTTTGTGAAATAGTAGGAGTAATTGTTGGCGTTATACTAATTGTTGGTGTGATTGTTGGTGTTATACTAATTGTTGGCGTATTTGTAGGTGTTATACTAATTGTTGGCGTATTTGTAGGGGTTGGTGTTAATGATACAATACATGGCCCATCATCAAGAACACAACATTTTTGTTTTATTAAATTAATTTCTAAACCAACATTTATTGAATTATTTCTAGCACAAATAATAATAGATGAACTTGGTGGTAATATATCTATTATGATTTGATTTGATTCACAGCAATTATATGTGTAAAAATTAAATGGTGCATCTGACTCTGGATAAGGACCAGATATTAAAATATATGTGTAACATTCACAATCACAAATTTCAACTAAATCACCATTCAATACACAAATGTTTGTTGGTGTAACTGTTGGAGTTACACTTTGTGTTATTGATATTGTTGGCGTAACTGTTGGACTTACACTTTGTGTTATTGATATTGTTGGGGTAATGGTTGGTGTAATTGTTGGTGTAATTGATATAGTTAAACTAATTGTTGGTGTTGGGCTTGCTGATAATCCAGGAGTTGGCGTTATAGTTGGTGTTTGTGAAATGGTTGGTGTAATTGTTGAAGTTGGAGTAATTGTTGGCGTTTGAGTTCCTGTTGGTGTTATTGTTGGTGTTTGTGAAATTGTTGGCGTGATTGTTGGTGTTTGTGAAATTGTTGGTGTAATTGTCGGTGTTTGAGTTCTTGTTGGTGTAATTGTTGGCGTGGGTGTTGGAGTTTCAGTAGGTGTTGGGCACTCTAAACAATATTGCCAAGGCGTACCATCAAAATATGGGGCATAAACATTAACAATAACATTTGTTGGTGTTTTTGTAGTTTTATCAAAATAATAACTACCTAAATTTTGAGTGACAATGGGGTAACCATCTGTATCAATATCAATCCCCCCAGAATTTGGATAGACATTACCTGTGATTGGATCTAATTTTGATGTTAAAGATGCTATAAAGTCAGCTCTTTTACTACCACCAATGTTGTAATCATCTGGAGTATCACTAATGTAAAAAGTATCAATAACTATAGCGTTATCATAGTTCACTATAAATCTAGCAACATTACCTGGTATAACAGAATCTAAAAAAACATAACCTAAATTAGATGTAATATCATACATTTTATAATCAGGATATGTTGGGTAACTATATGGTCCAATCATAGGACAGAAAGGCGGAGGACATACAACACTTGATTGTGTTGGTCTTGGTGTTTTTGATATAGTTGGTGTAATTGACTTTGTAACTGATATTGTTGGTGTTGGCGTTCTTGTAACTTGTGGCTCACTAAAGCAACAGCCAGCATTATTTGCAGCTGTAATATGATTAATTATTGCTTGTCTTGGTTGCGGGCCATATCCTAAATTTAAATCAACACCCACACCACCTATTGTGTGGCAATATGACATAATAGTACCCTTATTTGCTGGATACTGCTCTAATGCAGAACAATTTGGTGGATAACAACCATCTATGGCTGTATTATTACCATTCCATACGCAATCATGTGTATGTATTGTTCCTAAATTATGTCCTAATTCATGCGCAACAACATTAACCCCCCAGTCATAATTGGGATAATCCACCCTACTACTTAAATCAATTACTCCTGAGGCACCTGTTCTTTCCTTGTTAGGTTTACAAAGTGCTGAAACGTAAGCAACACCGCCAGACCCACCATCTGTCGTATTTTCAACTAATAAATGATACAAACAATGTGTGTTTGGTTGCGCACCTATATAATCTTGAAATGCAAATGAACCACTATATAGGTATGGTCTAAATGGTGATGGAGTATTCCAAATAATAAATGAGAATTCTAATCTGAAAATACCAGAAAATTCTTTTTGTATTATTCTTCCAACATTTAAAGTTAACCAATCTAAATAACTTTGTACTACACCTACATTACCCCCAGCTTGTTGATATAAATTATAGTGGGTATGTAATTGTACTGTTACTACTTTTTCGGTTAATTGATTTGTACTAAATTCATTTGTTATTTTTTCTAATACTTGAAATTCCCCCTCTTCGGGGGTTAGCATTACACAACCACCTAATAAAAAACCCTTAGTTGATTGCACATCAAAAGAATCCCAAGTACTATATAAATTACTTTCATAATTTTCAAACACTACTGAATGATTCTCATATGTTGCTAGTATTTTAACATTACTATTTGTTATTAATACTAAAGCATTAGAATTTAAATAACCATCAATCTCCCCAATATATGAAATAGATGTTTGTTCTAATATTAACCCACTTGATGTCTTAAATGGTTCATTGCTATAAAAACTTTGTGCATTTAAATTCAAAGTAAGTGTTGACCCCTCAAATGGGACATTAAGATTTAATTTTTCAAACTTCTGTAAAAATAAAAAATCAACAACATCTTGTCTAATTGATACAAAATCAACATAATCTGGGATATCATTTGGTCTGTCTCCCGCATATTCATCAAATAAATCAAAAGTTATTGGGGTATAAGCACCAATTTGCCAAAAAGTTTTACCTTCTGAATTTATTGTTTTAATATCATTAATACCTTCAACAATTTTTAATTCAATTTTACTAGTATCTGAAAAATTAACATCTGTTTGACCCAACCAAGGACCAATATTTAATGCTGATGCAATTCTATCTATTCTACTTGCAATACCATAACCACCTGGGCTTGAATCCCCTCCCCAAACTATACCAATTATTTTGTATTTACCATTTATTTCTGCAACTAATGCTGATCCAGAATCACCTTTACAAACACTATAATCACATATTGTCCCATTATCTGACATACCATAGAAAAATATGTTGTCAGCCAATACTATTGGGACATTTGTTAGTTGATTTGGAAAATTAACTAAAACATTACCAAATAAACCAGCAATTCTAAGTTGCATCTCGCCATTTTCCCCCTTTGAACCCGTACTTCTACCAGTACTATATATCTTTGCCGTATTATAATCAATTGATAATAATCTATCAATCTCTTCTGTTGTTGCAAATTCAAATGGTCCAGATAATGAATTTAAATCATATTGCTTAAATGAACGAACAAAATCAATTATTGAGGGGTCATCTATTGCTAACGCTGCTGAGTCTGAATAATTTAATTCTGGATATGGTCTAATTGGATCGTATTTCTTAACTACACCTATAACATCTCTTGGTGCTCTATCCGCATAACCAGGTTGAACAATCTCGTTTCCGAAAATATTTGTAGCGATAGCATTTGTATTTCTATATTTTGTATAGAATGCTGAATCACCAACTAAAACGTGGTTATTTGATATCCCAACCAATGAATAACTATCCAAATCAATGGCTAATAAACCCATTGTGCCAGTGCCTGGGGCAAGTGCTTGTATAGAGTTTGATATTGATATACCCCCCTCTAAAGGTAATATTTGACCCCTATTAGGTACATTTAAATTATCACAATTAAAGTTATCAGATAAACAAGATAATAATTCATAGTTGGATTCTTGAACATCAGTTATGAATGTCTGTCCATTAAAATTAATTTCTTTTGGAATTAATTCAGATTCAGGTATTTCAGATATTGGTTTTTTTTCTTTGACAAAGAAAACCAAACTCAAATTATCAGTAAGAACATTTGATTTTTGTTTGTAACCATATAATACACCTATAACATTTTCAGATGATTCATTAAAATGTTTTTCTGTTAATTTTTTTAACAATTCTGGACTAAATCCTTTATCTAAACTCATTTAATTTTAAAATTATATAAATAAATAGTTATTTTATCATTTTGCTCATATTATATATATAGACATATTTTTGTTTTTTTAACATTGCTCAATATTAATAATAACACCATCAAAATCAATGGTTAATACTTTACTATCAACAGCCACAAAATAGTACCAACCATTCCAATCAGAAACTCCCATTTGGGCATTTGTTTGGCTTCTATATAATTTTGAAACATTTGTAAGATAATTGTAAGTTTTATAAATTGTTATTGTATCATAAATCAAAGATGAACAAGAATTATTGGTTTGCCCTTTTGCTATTTTGGTTTCAAAACAAAATTCAGAAGAAGATAACATACCAATTGAATTTACAAAAATAACCTTTGTGTTGTTTGTAATTCCATCTTTTGTTATATACCAACCTGCTTGGGGTTTTACACCATTTGAATCATACAATAAATCCCCAACTATTGGTGTTTGTGGAGTCCTTTTGTTTGTCATATATAAAGAAACACTGCTTGATGATGTAACACCAGTAAAACATTCATTATAGTTAGAACAAACAGAATCTTTATCAACAAATGGTATAACTCCCCAACTATCACAGATACCACTATCTATTACAATACTTAGTGTTGATTGGTAATATGTTGGTATTGGTCTTGATGGTGTGAGTGAAATTGTAACACTTTTTGTTGGCGTTATTGATACACTAGGTGTCAAAGAAACTGATGGCGTATCACAACAAGTTAATATCTTTTGGCAATTATTATTTATTGATGAATATGAGAAATTGGTAGCACAAGAAAAACCATTTGTTAAATATATGTTTGATAAATTTTGAACCAACTCAAAATTAGGTTTAGTTATTGTTGAAAACACAATATTCAAGTTATCAACTGATGTTGCATTTATCAAATCATAAACATCCTTATCATATACCTCGCAGCCAAATGAACCATAAGTATCATTTAAGCCATATACTTCAAGTATGCTTGTTCCAGCAAACACATCAATTGGATATACATGCCAATACTTATATGAATCCCCAGTTAATGGATATGTTGCTGGAGGTGTTGTGGTATTGATTAATTCAACCCCATTTAAAATAATCTTGAAGTTATTTTCTGCTCCAATACCAATCCAATATCTTTTTCCAGAAACATTACCACCCAATGGAATTGCAAATCCTACCCATTTATTTTCAATATTACTTGCCCAAACACCGCTCCTATTCATAGGACCAAACCCATCTTGTGAATATGTGTTTGCCCAAATGTCTAATGTATTTGAGAAATAAGAAATCTCGCCCCTACCATCCTTTGTGAAACCATCATTATAAAATCTTGCACCATACATAGAGTAATTATTAGACTTGCTTGGTGAAGTTGTATAAATATTTGATGTTGGAGTATTGACTTGTAATGTTTCAACAAGGTAACAACAATCTGCATTATACTGCCTCCATTGTCCAGATGGTTGACAATTTGAACAAAATGATGGAACAAATGGCCTTGTATTTGATATAGTTGGTGTTATAGTCGGAGTTATAGATATACTTGGTGTTATGGTTGGTGTGATTGAAATGCTTGGTGTTAATGATTTAGTTGGTGTTGGAGTTCTTGATATAGTTCTTGTTACCGTTCTAGTTGGGGTTACACTCCTTGTGGCTGTTCTAGTTGGGAATGGGGTTTTTGATGGGGTTATAGAAGGTTGTGGAATTGGCATTATAGCACTTTCTAAATTGGCCGCACCTCTAAGGCTAATATCATCCATTAAACCAAAATAAACTAAATCAAAATTTGAGTTTAATTCAAATATCTCATTTGTCACTGTAGTAACATACGTTTTCTGATTTTGTGCAAAAATGCTATAGAAATCATCCCTACTTAATGTAACCCTATTCAACAATGAACCATTTGATGAGAACTCACCAATATAATGTTCAATAACACCACTATCCCTATATATTGTATTATATATAATAATATAATTACCATTTGTAGGATTATATAAAATATCCCCATTGACCTCTGAAACAATATTCCCTCCATTATTTGGAAGCATAAATAATAAAGTTTCCAAGCCATTATTAGTCGTTATATCAATCTCATATATTCCTTGATTTCCTGAAATAAGAACATTACTTGATTTATATGCTAGACCATTACCACTTGCTAAATAATTAGAAATATTTATTGTTCTACTATATGAATAAGTCCAAGGCGATAAAGTTATATTATATTCATCAATACTATTATTCAAAATACTATTTAACCAAAGTTTTGTACCTGATATTGCTATATCAGTATAATTATTGTCAGGTAAATTGACTAATTTATCTGTTTGTGTCACCCCACTTAAATTTTGGTTAAAATAAATTCTATATACACCAGTAAACGTAATACCTAATACAATAGACGCATTAATTAATTCTTGTGATGAATTTGTTTGTGTTATTGATGGTGTTGGCGTTGGGGTTACAACTTGACATAAAGTTGAACTAACTATAGCCCCAGAATCATTTATTGTATAACATATGCCATTTACGACAAATGTCCTTTCAAAACCCCACAATCTTTGATTATTAGTTTCACATGCCGTTTGATTAGCATAATAAATAGAACCAATAGAACCATTAAATGTTAAATATTTACCAAATATTTGACTACTTGTTTCACAAGCAACTAAACATCTATTGTTACCCGTTAAGTCTCTACCAGCAGAAAACACTCTACATATATTTGCGTATGGGTTATTCGTTTGCGTTAAGGTAGGGGTTATACTAGGCATAGGTGTTAATGTTGGACTTAATACTGAATTTTGTATTAATTCATCTGGATTATTAACTCCACACCCAAGTGAGAAAGACCATTGTGTTGTTAACATTGGTGCATAAACCTCAACATAAACAATATTAGTATTTGTATTTTTTACAAAATTACGTGAAGTAACCTTACTACCAAAAATGATTGGAAATCCATCACTTTCAGTATTTGGTATATTAACATCTGGATAACCCAAACCACTAATTGGGTCAATTTTACCCAATAATGTTGATATAAAATCACCTCTTAATGGTTCACCATAACCATACCCAGTTGAACCAACATACCCTGTGTCAATAACAAAATTATTATCAAATTTTACAATATACCTATCGGGGTAATTTATTGTATTAAAATTAAGAGGAACAACTTGATTTATATCTGTACCTATATTAAAACAATACCTTGCTGGATATACTTGCCCTCCTGCATATTGAACATTAGAACAATCAAAACAATCAAGTTGTTGTGCTTGCGTTCTTGTTGGTGTTGGAGACAACCCTACCGTTGGCGTTACTGATGGTGTACTTGTTATAGTTTTAGTTATAGTAGGTGTTGGTGTGATACTATTTAATGGTGTTACCGATACTGATGGGTCTGGTGGTGTAGGATCATCAAAACAATCCAATTCACAAGGACACAATACAATGAACTCCCAATCATATTGGCATAATGGGTCAAAAACATCAACATATGCTGTAATTGGTTGATTATCTTTTTTATAAAAATACTCTTCAAATTCATTTGTCGCATAAACAATAGGATAACCATCTGCTGCTATTTTAATATGTCTTGGATTTTGTGCATCATATGCTATAGGATAATTTTGATTTAAGTAGGGATCTAGTTTACCAACCAAAGATGTATTAAAAATATTTCTTTCACCTCCACCTATATTATATTTCAAATCACCAATATAACCAGTATCAACAACTTGTGTCTTATTTAGGTCTCTAAGGATAAACCTAACTGGTGTATTTTTAGAAATACTCTCAAATCTAACAAGACCTGGAACTGTATCACCACTTATAGCGTAAGTGCTGTAATAACAATTAAATGTTGTATCAGGATACACAACTTGATCACACTTATACGGTTGTGGGCATTTCATTCTAAAAAACCACTCAGTATTACTTTCTGGTCCATAAGCATAAACATATATTTTATCTGACACTCCATTTTTTACAAACGAAATGGTTCCACATTTGCTATCAGTTAACCCTTGACCTCTACAAGGACCATATAGACAAAAATCACAATTATTATAACCTGTACTTACCTTTACAAATGGCATTGGATTACCTTGTATTTGTTCAGGTGTATAACTAACACTATGAACAACTGGATACCCAACAGAATCATCATTTGGTGGGGTTTTATAAGTATCTCTTGCTAAAATATTTGGATATGTTATATTAGTAATAGGTTCTAAATCATTAACTACACCTCGTTGGAAAAATAGTCTATTACCCCCACCTCTACCAAACCCAGGAGTTGCACTATCAGCTTCTAATCCAACAAAACCTGTGTCTCCAATAATTTCACCTTCATATTCAATAATAAACCTATCAGGATTTACATATGTTTCAAAATAAAATTCAACCAAACCATTATTTGGAACTATAATACAATATTTCTTACCATATGTTTGAGTACCCTTGATTTGAACATTGTTGTTACATGGTATGCACCCATCTGGGTCTGGTCTTGTCGGTGTTGGGGTTAAAGATGGTACAATTTTTGTCCTCGTTGGAGTTGGTGTTGGTGGTATTGGACAACTAACCTCAAATGACCATATTGTTTGGTCTAATGGCGCATATACTCTAACTACTAGAGTTGATGTTGAAGAATTCTTAATAAACGATTTTAATGCCGTTTGATTAATGTTTGGGAAATTATCTGGTGCTGGGTCTGTTGTCGAAGAATTTGGATAAAAATTACCCGTTATTGGGTCAATTTTACCATTTAGAGATGTTGTAAATAAATTTCTTTCTGCTGTTTGTGGCGGAACTTTATGCCCATATATTGGAGCACCAACATACCCAGTATCAACAATTGGTTGACCATCAAAAACAAGAATAAATCTTGTTGGTTTATCTGCTGAAGTATATTTAAAATTAACGGTCCCCCCCACTAATCTATCTAATTGAATTTCAAATTCAATTGGGAAACCATAATTACCATAATCTTGACTTTTGACTAATTCATTACATAATATTTTTCTACAATCATCCGACTCTGCACCACCCCTAAACAAATCAGTTAATCCAACATTAACATTAAAAAGTGTTGGTGCTAATGTGACCCAATCAATTTGATAAACCACATTTTTAGTGTCCTCTTGATTTTCAACAATAAAGAGTCTACCTCTATCAACGAAAATTGTAAGAACACCGCTAAATGGTAATGTATAATTTCTAACTAATTTATTTGCTCCATTCTTATTAGGGTCAAACATACCAATATTTGATTCTAATAATTGTTGTCCTGGATTATTTGGGTCATTTATTAGTCTGTAATAAACAGCATATATTACACCGTTTTGTTTATTGTAATATAAATCACCTTCAACTATTGATCCCCCACCTGGTAAATCAAAAAGAGGCTTTTTAGTTGCTTGAGAACCAGATATATCAAATTCATATATCGTGGAAACATTATTTGAATCTAGTGTGTAACCCCCACCAATTAATGTGGTATTATTTTTTGCTGCTAATCCTTTACCTAAATTAACATCTGCTGTTATTTTTCTACTATACGAATAAGTCCAAGGGTTAAGTAATCTAGTAATATTATACTCGTGAATTATATTGGGGTTTGATGCATTGTATAACCAGAATTTGGTTTCGGTCATCGCAATATCATTCGCAAATATTGGATCATTATTTACATCTTTTAAATCAGCATATAATGTAGTTGCACCAGTATCAACTTTAAATCTATAAACCTTAACACCATCAGATACTAATGGGTTATTTGGTACATTTGGAACTACAACCAATACAACACACTCATCTGGTTGCGTTGTTGTCGTTGGGGTAGGTGTTTTTGTTATAGATATTGTTGGAGTAACGGTTCTAGTTACTGATATACTAGGCGTAATTGTTGGTGTTATTGATATTGTTGGTGTAATACTTGGTGTTATTGATATTGTTGGCGTTATACTTGGTGTTATTGATGGTGTTCTTGTTATTGATTTGGTTGGTGTTATTGTTGGTGTTATAGATGGTGTTACACTAAGTGATGGTTCGGGCGGAATACAATCTTCATTATAACCCAAACATCCAGAATACCTAGATGAAATGAAATTAACCATATTCTGTGCATATGGTGTAATTAAATCACTCTTATCTGTGTAACTCCCTGGTTGGGGTGCTGTCTTATATAAATTCTTAATTGGTAAATTACCATCTGGTTCACCACCATAAAACAATCGTCTATTATTCCAATGTAATGCAGTTACAATAGTATCAAATTCAATTGGTGTCCAAGTATGACTATCTGATGAAACGATATACGATGACAAAACACCACCAAAACTTTCACCACCAGCAACCCAATTTGAACCATTCCAAACAACTGAATTACCCGTACCAATATCGTCAACACCTTCACCAACCCATTTAATCCCATCTTCAGATGTTAATATGGTATTACCCGTAGGACTATTATCAGTGTTACCACCAACAGCAACAAACCCAGAACAATTTGTTGCAATAGATTTAACAAGCAACATTAATGCTCCACTACCAGCAATAGGCAACCAAGTAATTCCATCATTTGAATAAGCCAAACTAGTAATAAAACCTGAACCCCCAGCAACATATATGCTACCATTGTATGACAATGTTAAACAATCACCACCATCAAAAAGATCCTCTGCAACAACTGTCCAACTAATTCCATCTGGCGATGTTGCAATTTGACCTCCGTAGTCACCGCCACCACCTGCTATAAATTTACTACCATCATGTATAACTACACTACATCTCGATTCAAATATAGATGAACCGTTTGCAATAGATGTCCAATTTATCCCATCATACGAATAAGCCAACCTTGCTTCAGTTGCCTCACCACCAACAACCCATGTTGATACCCCATTGTGTGCTGCTGAATATGCCGCAACATCAAAAATCTTTGGCTCTGGTGTTTCATACCAATTTTCACCAATTAAACTAAAACTATATAGCAATTTATCATCAACCCCCATAAGCATAACAACACAAGGTTGACCACTTGGGCTAGGTGTCATTGTGGGCGTTGGTGTAACCCTTGTTTTAGATGGCGTTGGTGTCACTCTTGAAGGGGTAACACTCTTTGTTGGGGTTGGTGTAACTCTTGAAGGTGTAACGCTCTTTGTTGGGGTTGGCGATATTGGTGATGGGCATTTAACTTCACAAAAAATTACTACAATGTAATCACCATAAAAATCAACCACTCGTATTTCATAAACACCTGGTTTTAAATTAATTATTGGGTCTTCAGTTGTTAGAACCCCATTTATATATATTTTATATTGTGGCGTACCACCTTTTATTTTTAAGGAAATTTGACCATCATCACAATTAGGCCAAGTAGCATCTGTTGGATCACAAATAACTTCTAATGGTAATATTGTTATAGGAATATCACATTCAGGGCCAATTGGTGTTGATTTGGGTGTTAATGATATCGTTGGGCTAATTGTTATTGTAGGAGTTATGGTTGGTGTTATGGTTGGCGTTAAACTTGTTGTTGGTGTTGGAGATAAACCTGCTGTTGGTGTTACCGATGATGTAATAGTAATAGTTGGCGTTATTGTATTAGTTGGTGTTATTGTAGGAGTAATGCTTATTGTTGGTGTTATTGATATTGTTGGTGTTATTGTAGGAGTAATGCTTATTGTTGGTGTTATTGATATTGTTGGTGTTGGGGTTAATGATGCTGGTATCCCACAACTAGTTACTACGCTAACCGTTCCACTCTCGTCAAATGTTACAGCATACTTAAACAACCCATCTATTATTAATGAATAACCCCCCGGATTAGATGTATATGTTCGTGTTGTTAAATTTGTATCATTATAGATTATTAAACCATTTGTTATAGCAAAAGTTTCATCAATATATTTTGTTAAACCCGTTGTTCCTAAACATGTTGATGGCACATCAATTTGACCTGGTGTACCTAATGATATTATTTTATATGCCATTTATTAAAAATTCATTTTAGTTTATTTAAGCCCCACCGACAACACTTGCTGTGGGTGTTGGTGTTAAACTTATTGATGGTGTAATGCTTGGTGTTATACTTATAGTTGGGGTTGGGGTTATCCCCATAAATCCAATAATTATATTTTCATTATTATCAATAACTTTCAAGAAATATGATGTGTTGTTATCAAAAGGTTTTGGTATATCAAAGTTATATGTAGTACCAGTTATAGTATTCACATAAAAACATTCATTTATATTTGGTTGACATATATATATATGAAAAGGACTAGCCCCAGTTAAACCATTGATAAAAACTTTAAGATTATCCATTTGTACAATTTTGACAATTTATATATATATTTGATTCATAATTATTAAAATAATTACCATTATATGTTAATGAGATAAAATCACTACTTGGTATATAACTATTATTAAAATACCCCAAAAATACCCAGCAATTTAAATTAAAGTCTTTAACTACATCACCAATATTTAACATTTCCGCATATGGCTGTGTTTGAACCAATTGGCTTTTCTTTATACTTGGTGATATAACTCCACAACTTTCAAATACAAAAACCAAATTACTTGATAAACTTGGTGTTGGCATAATTGATTGTGATGGCGTTACACTAACTGATGACGTTATGCTTATTGTTGGTGTTGGTGATATTACACATGTTGAGCAACTATCCCCAACCGAAATTATTTCATCAAAAAATAAATTCGTGCTAGAATTGTCATTATCCCTAATGTAATTAACACAAATTGTATTCCCTTGGGCATTTAACCTCAATATTTTACCAGTTAAAATTGGTTGCCCATTATATATTAAATCTTGCGAAACATAATAATATACACCAGAATTACAATCTTTTAATACCTTAACACCACCATTTCTGGCAAACCTATTTTCCAACATATTAAATGTAACTGCCCCCAATATTTGTATTGGTTCAGTTGGGGTAATAGAAGGTGTCACGGTTGGAGTTACGGTTAAATTTGGTGTATAACCAGATAATAATAAATCTATGTTCTCGTTATAAACTATACTAGTGCTAGGCGTTACACTTAATGATGCAGTTGGTGTTATCGTTCTTGTTATTGATGGGGTTGGCGATATATCAATTTCACAAGTAAAAGAAGCATCAAAATTAATACTACTTATTACTGATGGCGTTGGCGTTGGTGTAACACAATAGCCTGAATATATGATTAATGAATTAAAGTCTGGGGTAATAGAAAAACAAGGTGATTTACCATTTATTATACAATCACCCCCTAAACTATCACTTAAACACCATTCACTATTATTATAATAAACAAAGCCACTAGTGTCACCAGTGTAGTATATTTTAGAATTATATGTTCCACCAGATTTATAATTACCAGCAAAACCATCTAATAAAGTATATTCATTTGTTAAACAAAAACTTGGACATACCGTATGTGGCCCTGTGAATACAATACCATTTGAACTGTATAATGTACCTTGCTCGGCATAAGCAATAACTTGACCAAAAAAGTGCAATCCATTACCATTTACCTCATAAATTTCCCCTACATTAAATGTCAAACCAATAGAACTAAATCTATACTTTATTGAATTATTTTTACAATCTTGGAATAATGTTTTTATTGGTATTGTTGGTGTTATTGTTGGGGTTATTGATATGGTTGGAGTTATTGTTGGGGTTGTGGTTACACTTATTGTATTTGTGATAGTTGGAGTAATACTCCTCGTTGGTGTTATGGTTTGAGTTGGCGTTATGGTTTGAGTTGGTGTTATTGATATGGTTGGCGTTATTGATATGGTTGGCGTTATCGTTCTAGTTGGTGTTATAGTTGTTGTTATTGATATTGTTGGTGTTATTGTTGGGGTTATTGATATGGTTGGAGTTCTAGTAAGTGTTGCTGTCGGAAATACAGTCTCCGTAATACTTAGTGTTGGAGTTATTGTCCTAGTTACCGTTCTGGTTGGTGTTATAGTTGGAGTAATAGTTGTTGTTACTGATATTGTTGGAGTAATTGTTATGGTTGGTGTTATAGTTGGCGTTGGGGTGGGGGTAACTGAACTTGTTGGGGTTGCTGATATATTAATTTGATTATGGACCAAATTGCCCAAAACAAAAAAGTTATGATTCTTCTCAATTGTTAAATCATATAAAATATAATCCTCATACCTTATCTCAAAATCTTCAATAGTAATATATTCTGTTACATTAAAAATCTTATCTGATATGACTAAATCCTTCGCTTTCTTCCAACCAAAATTATCTACATAAAATTTTTGAGTTTCCCCACATATAATATTTTTATTTATTACATAAACTTTATCTACTTTCTTTATGTGCGTATCAACTACTAAATTTAATTCATATTTCTTATATTCAATATTGTAACTTAAAACTTTATCTAATTTAGCAATATTTTTAATTTCCTTTGTTTCACCAAAATCAATATTAATTTTAGCCCCACCAAGAAACCCACAATGCATTAAATCATATTTAATTTCATTACTTAAAATACCACCATTATACAAATTATCTATTAACATTAAACTTACTTTACTATTTCATATAAATAACAAATATTTTGATTTATTACATATAAAATATTGATTTTAGCAAAAAAAAATGTTATTTTACTTATAAAAATGAAAGAAAAACTTTTATTCATAACACCACACTTATCAACTGGTGGATTGCCCCAATATTTATTAACACAAATTAATTATTTTCAGAAAAAATATAACATATCAGTTATTGAAATAAAAAATGTAACAAATGATTATGTTGTTCAGAAAAACAAAATAAAAGAACTAGTTACAGTATATACCTTACCCGAAAATAAAGAAAAAATACTTGATATCATTAATGATATTTCCCCAGACATAATTCATTTCCAAGAAATTCCAGAATTTGATTTACCAGATTCCATTTTGGATAAAATATTTATCGAAGATAGACCTTATAACATATTTGTAACCACCCACGGCTCATTCACAAATCCAAATGATATTAGATACCAACCAGATAAATACATTTTGGTGTCAGAATGGAGCAAAAAGAAATTCAATTCATTAAACACCCCAAATACAATATGGGAATACCCCGTTCCAAAAATAAAATCAAATAAACTTCTGGCACAAGAGAAATTGGGTTTTGATCCCAAATTCAAACATGTTCTTCATGTTGGCTTATTTACGGAAGGAAAAAACCAAGGTGAGATTATCGAGGTGGCGAAACTATGCGCAAATGAAAATATATTATTTCACTTTGTTGGCAATATGGCTGGCAATTTTGAACATTATTGGAAACCATTATTAAGCACCTTGCCATCCAATTGCATTATGCACGGGGAAAAGGATAATACCTATGATTATTACGCTGCTGCTGATTTATTCTATTTTCCATCAAAATTTGAATTAAACCCAATATCCTTAAAAGAGGCTTTGGCACATAATTTAAAGTTAATAACAAAGGATCTTGAAACTTATGAAGGGTATTACGATAAAAGGGCAAGATATTCAACAGATAATCCAATTGAAAATAAACAAATATTAATTGATTTATTAAATGAAAATAATGATAAGAAAGAAGATGAAATAACAATCGTTCTGGCTCATTGCAATAACTTATCAAGACAAAATCTTCTACAACGTTGCCTATCCTCAATTGATACTGATATTATATTATCTTGCAATTTCCCCGTTGATGACCAAATTCAACAATCTTGTGATTATGTACTGTATTCCCAAGATAATCCCATATTAATGGCATCAGAATATGAAACACACAATGTTATATTCAATAGATGGGTATTAAATCCCAAAACAAATCAAAAAGATGAATATCCAATGCCGTTTGAACATAGTTATGCGGTATATAAATTAATCCAACAAGGATTATTATTGGCAAATGGATTAAATAAAAAGAAAATTCATATCATAAATTATGATGTTATCCCAGACAAAAACACATTAACAAATCATTATAACATATTGGATGATTTTGATTTTAAATTTTATCCAAATGATGATATGGGTTATAGAACAAATTTCTTCTCGGGGAATATTAACCCGATGCTTCAATATTTTAATTTATTCCAATCAAAAGAATCATTTTATGAAAATTTCAAAATGTTTGAATTAAAAACATATGAAACCTTAAATGCTCATAATTTTAAAATAAATGATACCAATACCCCAACAAAAACCTTATTTGATTTGGAAGGCGTTCACCATTTTGCATCTTATGATATTTACCAAGTTGACAAAACTGTGGCAACTCCAACCATTATTTGCCATTTTATTGATGGTCCATTTGTTGAAATAAAGGGGGGACCAAATGTAAGATATGATATATCATTTAAAGATAAGAAAACAAATAATATTATATATACAACAAATATTGGAAGAAATAATTGGGCAAGAGCATCAAAAAAATACTTTATTGATTGGGAAATATCCATAACACAAAATAACAAAACTGAAATCATCCCAATATCTTTCCAAAACAAAAGGGTTTATATTGCAATGGATTCAAAATCATTGGGAGATACCGTAGCTTGGATGCCTTATATCAAAGAATTTAAAGATAAACATAATTGTCATGTTATCACCTCAACATTCTGGAATGAATTATTTGAAAAAACATACCCAGATATTGAATTTACAACCCCAGGCAAAGTTGTTCATAACATATATGCAAAATATGCACTAGGATGGTTCTACAACCCTGATATGGAACCCATATTGCCAAATACCATACCATTACAAATGGCAGCAACAAATATTCTAGGATTGGAACACAAAGAAATAAGACCAATTACCCACCTAGAAGCCTCACCACGACCCTTAAAAGAAAAATACATAACAATAGCCACCGATTCAACCGCTGCGCTTAAATTCTGGCAATATCCAAATGGATGGAATGAATTAACAGAATACTTAAATAAATTAAATTATACCGTTGTTAATGTTTCCAAAGAAGGAAACAACGTCAAAAACGCCTTAACCCCAACCAATTATAATATACAAAATGTAATGAATTATATTCACCATTCAGAATTCTTCATCGGTCTTGCAAGTGGTCTAAGTTGGCTATCTTGGGCATTAAACAAACAAACAGCCGTTATTGGAAATTTCTCAGACGTAAACCACGAATTTAAAACAAATTGCATTAGAATATATAATCATAATGTTTGCAACTCCTGTTGGTCAAACCCCAACTTTAAGTTCGATAAAGGTGATTGGAACTGGTGCCCAATACATAAAGATACACCAAGACAACACGAATGCCAAAAAAGCATTACAACACAAGATGTGATAAATGAAATAAAACACCTACTATAACACACTAACCACCTTCTCCAAATCAAACATCTCCTCCAAACTGCTATACGGACACTCATAAATATTGTAATCAAACTGGAAATCAAATAAATAAGATCCAATCAAATGATTCTTATTGTTAATCTTGTTCGCCACAATATTTGTATGAATACCATAACCAAAAACCTGGGGGGATGTTCCAACCCAAAATACTACCGATGGTAAATTAATCGCAACCGCTGCATGTTGCAAAGATGAATCAATCAAAAATCTCTTTGATGATACGGTCAACATACCAAATAACTCCATATTGGATAACTTCATATCAACCCTCTCCACACCATTCAAAACATAACCCCCTTGCCTCGTTATGTGAAATATATTATGTGAATCCTTATACTTATCCACAACCATTTGTGCAATATCTTGTGGCATATCCCTACACCACGAATATATATTCTTTGATTCTAACTCTCCACCAGATGTCTGCAATATCACAACTGGCTTATCCCTAAACCATTTCTTCGCATTTATCTTTTCTGAGTAATTAGGATATAATTGAGGTATTTGATTGCTGTATTCTATTCCAAGTAAGTCACACCAATTACTTATTAAATGCTTTGTCTTGTGTATGTGTCCTGTCTGATGATACGGCTCATGCCTAAAAACAAGGGTATCCTTATTCTCTATAAAATCCTCGTAAAAGTAGGGGCAATTACCTAATGGGTAAACCCTATCAACATAAGGATTGTTTAGGAAAACTTCGGGATACGATACAACCATTATAAGTTTTCTGTCACTATATACTTCTTTTATTGTCTTTGGTAATCCTGTTGCTGCAACATTCTTTCCTAATCCACCTTGAATGTGCCAAACAATGTATTTATTCATATTAAAACTATTTTTTGTTGTATGTAAATTATAAGATACAATCTACTATTGTGTATGATGATTTTAGGTATTCTTCGGTGCAAGAAACATGCGTTGGCGTATAACCACCGCCTATTAAAGCACTACCTTGACTACCAGCCCCCCAATAAGTCGCTCTTGCAACAATAGTCGGGTTTGCGGTAGTCCAACTATTCCCATTATATTCTTCTGTACATGATATTGGCGAACCTATCCAACCAGCCATAATTAACCCCTCGTTCTGTGTTCCAGCACCCGCAGAAGCCCACCTTGAATTTATTAATGCACCCCCTACTGACCATGATGTTCCATTATACTCCTCAGTACAACTAGTACAAGCGGTTGAATAACCAGCAGCAGCAAGTCCAGAGTTCTGTGTACCCATTCCAGAAAGAACATATCTTGCGGTTATCATATTATTACTTGTTGACCAACTTGTACCGTTATACTCTTGGGTACAAACTCTAGGTCCACCACTTGGAGTTTGGTTATATCCACCACCTATAACCGCTTCGTTTTGTGTCCCTGCTGCTGCTTGATAACCAATTACAGTAATTAATGCTCCACCTGCTGTCCACGATGTGCCGTTATATTCTTCTGTGCAACCAACATACCCAGTTGTATATCCACCAATAGCTAACCCAACATTCTGTGAACCTGCACCAGCTAAAGTGTATCTTGATGTTATAAGACCACCCCCTGCTGCCCATGATGTTCCATTATATTCTTCTGTACACGTAAGATGTGTATTAATATAACCACCAACTATAAACGCCTCGTTTTGAGCACCTCCACCACCAGATTCTCTTCTTCCTGTTATCAACGCACCTCCTGCTGACCAGACACCTGCTCCACTCCTACTACAATAAGATGCCATTGGTTTTAAATTAGTAGTATCATACCATAAACATACCGTATTTACACATATTGTTGCAGGTCTATTTGCTACTCCAACAACTTCACTACTCTGTAATTTTGCCATATTGTATATTCTATTTAATACAGTCTATTATTGCTAATGGTTTAGTGTATTCTTCTGTGTTTCCAACTCTATTACCCGTAGCATTTCCTCCAATAGCAAGTCCTGCACACTGTGTACCTGCCCCTCCTAAGTTATATCTTGCTGTTGCTAACACACCAGCTGCTGACCAACTTGTACCATTATATTCTTCTGTACAAGATACAAATGAAGGGGTTTGCCCTCCCATAGCTAATCCCTCATTTTGAGTTCCTGCCCCTGCTAAACCTCTTCTTGCTATTATCATTGCACCACCCACTGACCAAGATGTGCCATTATATTCTTCAGTACATGATAATGTTACCCCCCCCATAGCTAACCCCACATTTTGAGTTCCTGCACCTGCTATATGATGTCTTCCCGTTATTAATATACCGCCTACTGCCCAACTTGTACCATTATATTCTTCAGTACATCGCAAAGATGAAAACCCTCCCATAACTAATCCCTCATTTTGAGTTCCTGCCCCTGCTAAATAAAATCTTCCTATTATAAGTGCGCCACCTGCTGACCAAGATGTGCCATTATATTCTTCTGTACATGAAACAGCACCTGTATTTGTAGTACCTCCTACGGCTAATCCCTCATTTTGAGTTCCTAATCCTCCCCCATCATATCTTCCTGTTATCAAAGCACCTCCTGCTGACCAAGATGTGCCATTGTATTCTTCTGTACAAGAAACAACCCCTGCATTTGAAAAACCACCCATAGCTAATCCCACATTTTGAGTACCTGCGCCTGTTAAAGATTGTCTTCCTATTATTAATGCACCTCCCGTTGACCAGACACCTGCACCACTATACCCACAATATGAAAAAACTATTTTAGTATTAGTAGTATCAAACCACATACAAACACTATTGGAACATATTGTTGCAGGTCTATTTGCAACACCTACTATCTCTGTACTTTGTAATTTTGCCATATTGTATTATATCTATTGAATGCTATCTATTATTGTGAATGATTTGTTATATTCTTGTGTATCCCCCCAATACTGACTAGATACACCTCCTGTTGCTAAAGCTGATTGTTGTGTACCTGAAACCGCTAAACCTCTTTTAGCTGTTGAAATTGCTGAAGCTGCTGACCAAGAGTTACCGTTGTACTCTTCTGTACAAGATAGCCATGTACTTGATATACCTCCCGCTACAATACCCGCATTCTGAGCACCACTACCTTCTAAATTATACCTTGCAGTTATCATTGCCCCACCTGCTGACCAAGAAATACCATTGTATTCTTCAGTACAATTTACTGGCCCACCCCCACCTGATGCAAAAGCCTCGTTTTGTGTACCACCTCCTGTTAAATAATTCCTATTTACAATCATAGCACCTCCTACCGACCAAGAAGCACCGTTATATTCTTCAGTACATGCGTTTCCAGCAACAAGCCCAACGTTCTGTGTGCCTGCTCCCATAATCAGCCAATTTCCTGATATCAAAGCACCCCCTGCTGACCATGATGTGCCATTATACTCTTCTGTACATCTTACCGCAGGTGTTGGATAAGCATATCCTCCTACCGCAAGACCCTCGTTTTGTGTACCTAATAAAGCATGATGATATCTTGTTGTTATAAGACCACCTCCTGCTGCCCATGATGTTCCATTATATTCTTCTGTACATGATGCATCTCCAGTTACACCTGAACCTCCTGCTACTAAAGATTCATTCTGAGTTCCTGTTCCACCAAAATATGCTCTTGCAATTATTAATGCACCTCCTGCTGACCAAGTACCTGCTCCATAACCACAATAGGAAATAACCGTTTTTAAATTAGTTGTGTCAAACCAAATGCACATCGTATTTGAACATATTGTTGCAGGTCTATTTGCTACTCCTACTATTTCACTACTCTGTAATTTTGCCATACTAATTTACTTTATTATAAATATCCTCTCCCAACTTTATTTATACCCAAAGAAATCATAATACCATTTATAATTTTCCTTAATCAAATCTACGGTATGTGTTCCTAATATTTCTTTCGAATCATTTGGCAACATTTTAAGAGAATTCCTTATGATGTGGTCTCCATATATTCCATGTATTGCATCATTTTCAGTTGTAACTTGATTTATATGTTGGAAATTATGTTTAAATTCATCCAACTCCAAATATTGATAGATGCTTTTCATAACATTTTCTGGATTAATACATAAATCTTCGTATCTTATAAATAAAAAATTACTTGCTGTACCATCCAGCAAAGTCTGATATAATTTTTCTAATGAGTAACCTACAGGATGTGATTGAGCCCATAATTCAACTCTCTTATGTGTTGTAGTTCCTTTCATCTTTACATTATCCATGGTTCCGTCATCTTTGTCAGGATTCATTCTAAACTTCTTCTCCATTGAAGCGAAGATGGATGGTAAATCTCTAACCATGTACAATACTTTTGGTTTTTCTACAATATGCGTTAATAAATTGTAGTAAAATGCCCAAACTCTATTCTTATCCAAATAATATGGTTTTGATGTTTGTGATTTTATATATCCATCAATTCCATATGAGCAAAACTTATAAAAGCCTTCTCTCCACATTTCTGTATCACCTGCTTTTGATTCATAGTTTTGATTATAACCTATTCTTGCTCCTAACATCAAATCAATTAGACCTGATGTCGGAGTTACAAAGAATTCAGGATTTTGTCCCAGCAAATTTTGAAGTAATGTACTACCACTTCTCGGTAATGTTGAATTAAAAAATATCTTTTGTTTCATGCGTATCTTCCAAATATAATTTCTGATATGGTTTCTTTATCACCTAATGTGCCTTTTGTTAAAGCATTGACACCTAATGCCTTCCTCACTCTATTTGTTTTATTTGGTGGTACACCATGTGTCAACCATGATGGGAATATAATAAAATCATTTTTCTTTGGCATATAATATATCTCTTCTTGTGAAAAAATATGATTTTGATAATCATCAATTAATGATGGTTCAAAGTATGATCTATTAAATGACTTCACTTCTTTTGAAAAGCATATTGCAGCATCATCCTCGTGTGCATCATAATAGAACACTCCAGCCAATAATGTATTTGGATGTGTATGGGCTTTATGAAACTGGTTTGGGTTCTTGTATGTTAGCCAAGATTGAGCAAATGCCAATTCTTTAAACCTATATCTCATAATGTTTGTTGCAAAATCTTCAAAACAAGACATTAGAAATTTATTCAAATCATCACATATCGGATTATCTAATATATAACTATTTTTTGATATCATCCCATAACCACTCTTTGTGTCCAACATTTCACACTTATCAAAATAATCAATTACTTCTTTAATATCTTTGTCATAATTTGCAACATATAATGGTGTTGGAAATAAAGAATAGACTTGTGCGTTCATATTTTATTTATTATTAGGTACAAAATTAAACGCTATTGATATTCTCTCGCCTTGTGATTCATTTGATTCAACATGATGCTTAACCCAAGATGGAAAGATATAAAAGAAAGATTCAATAGGTTTTTTAACTGATGTAAATGAGTTTGTTTTTGTGCTAATTCTTTCCACATCTGATTTTAAAAAATACTCCGCATTATCGCCTCTATGTAAAACCAAATCACCCATATTATCAAATGGAACTGATACATAATACACGCCAGATAATATGCTATTTTGGTGATCGTGTAATAAGTTATAAGACCCTGGTGTATTAATATTAACCCAAAAATTCCCAAACTTCAAGTTGTCAATGCCCAAATGTTTAAAACAGTTTTCATTAACAAATATTTCAAGATTGCTAAATAATTTTGTTAAATCACTTGGTAATGGTAATGCAATTTCACTACTATGCCAACCACCTCTATTTGAAATGGTCGCACCTCTTGTATTTTCCCTTAACCATAAACAATAATCCTTAATTTCATCATTGTTTATGTTTTTAACCTCTGATTCCCAAATAGGTGTTGAAAACCAAGTTTCTTCATGTATTGAAAATTCCATAACTTTATACTTTATTGTGTGTAAACCAACCTGTTAAAATATACTTTGTTTCTGTTGGTGATGGAACACCTCTATGTAAGTGTGTCCAATCTGAAGGCCAAATAACTAATTTTCCTCTCTCTGGTTCTTCGAAATGTTGCTGATAAAAAAACTCTGTTTCACCTCTATCTGTTAAAGTATTTAAATATATCATCCAAACTAGCAACCTATCTGAATGCTTAACGCCTGCTCTTTCACAATGCCAGCCATAAAACCCTTCATTTGGCTCATACTTCTGCATATTGAAATACGTATATAAGTCAATAGGATCCATTTTACTCATTGCGGTAGAATGCCTATTTAAATAATCTGAAACACCATTTTGAATTGTTCCAATTACTTCTTCTAATAAAATTGCCCATCCTTCTTTTTTTAGGAAGGATGGGTCAAAAGTTATATCTGTTGATTTTTTATCACTATTAGATGATACACCATTCGGTCCATATAAAACACCAGCCTGCTTTAAATCTGACGCTTCAAATGTTTTTATTAAGTTATAACACGTATTAGCAGATATTGCATTTTTTTTGGTGTAGATAAAATTGGTCATAATTAATTTAATTTCTTTTTTGTATCCTCGGTTACTTCACCCAAGAAGTTTTTCAATTTTCCATCATCAGTCTTCAATCTATTGAATGATAGATAAGGACCCATAGCATTAATAATCTCGCCTGGTGCAGATGAATCGTTTAAAGATTTAACCCTATTTTCAAAGTATCTATGTAATGATTCCGCTTGATGCGTATTTACATTTTCTACATCAAAAGAACTATCATCTAATTCTCTCTTTATAGTACTCCATAGACTCAATTCCCTAACTCGATCCTTTGCAACTTGCAACATACATGACCTATCATATAAATTTCTATCGAGGTCTATTTGTGCATCCATAATATCAAACTTATTCTCATCTTCATTTTCAAGTAAGTCTTGCATCTTTTTATCAAGACGTAAGTTGTCTACTGTATTTTTCCTCAAATCAAAAGATAAATTCATCAAAGCATCAAAATGTGCTGACATTTCTCTTACTGATTGCCAGTATTTGGAAGCATTTGTAGGATGTTTTGCATCATTTAAAACAGAAACTCTCATTTCTGTTTCTGTTCTAAAAATCTGCTTTTTATGCCAATTATCAACCAATTCGTCTTTTAATAATAAAATGGTTTGTGCATCATCCTCATTCAAAACACTTACAATCTCTTTTAAGTCTTCTGTAATTTGTAATTCTTTTTTCATATTTTTTTTTAAGGTAAAATTATTGGTGGTGGAGTTGTGCTATTAGGTGGTGTATATGAAGATGCAACAGCAGCATCAACAATTGCTTGAGCCTCTTCCTTTGTCTTCTCCACCGCATTAACCCTTTGCGCCCAAGATACGTTTTCAGTTACCCAGATATTCCCTGGGAAACCTGCAATATGTGCCGTTTCATTCTCTTGGTGAGTTATAAATCCGTGTCCATAGTTTTCAACTTGATAATACTTTTTCATTTCCTTTCATTTTATTTAAAAATAGTTTATTTTTCTAAATCATCAATCCTTTTTCTTAAAATTTCAATTTGTTTATCTTGTTCCTTAATAGCCTCAATTAATAATGCAGTTAATCTACCATAAGAAACAGAAGATGGTTGTCCTTCGTTGTCTTTAACAACAACTTCACTTAAAATATCGTTGACTTCTTCAGCAATAACACCAATTTCTTTGTTATCATTTCCTATTTTATTATACTTAATACCTCTTAGTTTTTTAACTATATCTAAAGGATTCTGAATTTCTTCAATATTTTCTTTTATTCTTATTGTTGATGTTTCTGTTAATACTGTTGCACTTAAAGTACCAGTACTAGATTGGATAGTAACACCAGCACAAGAATATGCGATAGTTCCAATAGTATTAGTATAACCAGCACCCCATAAAACTTGATAAAATGCTGAATCAGTTCTATTAAGTAAGTAAGTGACAGAACCAGCGTTACCTGTCACACCTATAGCCCAAGAAGTACCAGATGCAACACCTCTAATTGAAACCATAGCATTAGTCGGAGATACTGAACGATAGTAGTTATCACCCTGTTTTGTTATAAACGATGAGATGGAAGTTCCTCCACCAGGATTACCATCATCTGTTAAATTTATATAATTACCAAAGATGTATCCATTTGCATCTCTTACTACGATTCCGTTTGCTATCGTCGATTGAGATGCGCTAAATCCATCTACAGTATCTGCATTACCCGTTATACTAATACCCCAAGTACCAGATGCACCTGTACCTGTTAAAGTAGGAGAATAAGAAGTATAATTATTTGTATTTAACGATAGTGCAGATGCTCTAGTTATTTGAACGGTATTGAAACTTGTTTGAGGAGTTATTGCCCATCCAGTTGCCCAAAAAGAAGATATAGCAGAATATCCATTTTGGAAATCTGTTATAAAAATTTGTGGGTATTCCCATACTGTACTTGTTTCGCCAACCCAAACATACATATCTGATCCACCATTATTTCCAAATCTTACATTATAATTAGGAGCAGAATCAGTAATAGCATATGCAAAAACATTATACCACAGACTACTTGAAATATGTCCCCCCACTCTAATTCTTGTACTTAAACCTGTAGAATAACGATAAATATTTATTGTAAATTGTAACATTGGAAACTGACCACCAGAAGCGGTGGGTAAAGCTATCCTAAATGCACCAGTGATTGTTGCAGTTGTAGTTGTATAAAATGCTCCACCTGGATTATTTATTCTTGTAATACCCGAATCATAACTACCACCAGTAACTTGTTGATTTCCAGTAACAATTAATGTTGTACCATCAAAAGTTAAATTTGATTCTGCATTTATAGTTGTTGAATTAACTGATGTTATTACTCTATTATCTGCTGGATTTGTGTATGATGTAATTCCAGCACTTGCTCCAGCAGGTCCTGGAGGCCCTGGGGGTCCATTTGGTCCTGGGGGTCCCATTGAACCTGCCGCACCACTTGTTCCTGACGAACCACTTACTCCGCTTGTACCCCTACTTCCACTACTACCACTTGTTCCTGACGAACCACTTGCACCAGGCGCACCATTTGGTCCTGGGGGTCCCATCGAACCTGCCGCACCACTTGTTCCTGATGAACCGCTAACACCAGAACTACCGCTAACTCCACTTGTTCCAGATGTTCCTGCACCTGTACTATTAATTAAACCAAAATTAGAATATTCTTCGGTACAAGTTAGATTTGTATTTGACGTACCTCCCGCTGCAAGTCCTGCACTTTGTGTTCCTGCCCCTGCCAATCCTCTCCTCGCTACTATCAATGCACCACCTGCTGACCATGATGTACCATTATATTCTTCAGTGCAAGAAAAAAATGTACCTATCGTACCTCCTCCTATCATAATCCCTTCATTCTGTGTTCCCGCACCTGCTAATTGTCTTCTTGCCGTTATCATTGCACCACCCGCTAACCAAGATGTGCCGTTGTATTCTTCGGTACAAGATACTGCTGCATTTGTAAAACCTCCTGCTACAAATGCTTCATTTTGTGTTCCTGAACCTGCTAAACCGTATCTTGCTGTTATTACTGCTCCTCCTGCTGACCAAGATGTGCCATTGTATTCTTCGGTACAGGAAACTCCTGGGTTTGAGACTAAAACACCTCCTACTAAAAGTCCTTCATTCTGTGTCCCTGCTCCTGCTAAACTACTTCTTGCTGTTATAAACGCACCTCCCGCTGACCAAGATGTGCCGTTATATTCTTCGGTACACGAGACATTCACATTTGTAAAACCTCCTGATGCAAGACCTACATTTTGTGTTCCTGCTACTGCTAATGTATATCTTGCTGTTATCAATGCTCCTCCTGCTGACCAAGATGTGCCATCGTATTCTTCGGTGCAGGATACTCCAGGCATTGCATTTGTATAACCTCCCACAGCAAGTCCTGCATTTTGAGTTCCTGCTCCTTCTAATAATAGTCTTGCTGTTATCATTGCTCCTCCTGCTGACCAAGAATTTATATTACCAAATCCATAATATGAAACCATTGGCAATTTATTGGTTGTATCATACCAATAACAAGATGAATCCAAATTAACTGGTGATGGTGTTGATGCTGATGACACAATAAATGCTGATGTTCCATTGCTTCCGCTTGTACCAGTTACTCCACTACTACCACTTGTTCCTGATGAACCACTTGTACCATCTGTTCCACTTGTTCCTGAACTACCAGATGTACCACTACTCCCACTTGTTCCTGAACTACCACTTGTACCATCCGTTCCGCTTGTGCCAGATGAACCACTCGTACCATCTGTTCCGCTTGTTCCTGAACTACCACTTGTGCCATCCGTTCCGCTTGTTCCTGAACTTCCACTCGTACCATCCGTTCCACTTGTTCCTGATGAACCGCTTGTGCCATCAGTTCCACTTGTTCCCGAACTTCCACTCGTACCATCCGTTCCACTTGTTCCTGATGAACCACTTGCACCTGAACTACCAGTTCCACCACTCGTACCCGAACTACCACTTGTTCCAGATGAACCACTAAGTCCAGCAAAAACATCATATACAATTGGGCTAACACCAATGGTTGTTACATTTGTCTTTAAATAGAATAGTTTTTCGCCATTTGTGGATCCTGAATATACAAAAACTTGTTGGCCTATTTTAAAATCAGTTGCTACTTTTGCTCCATTTGCTCTAACCAAATTTGTATCACCAGATACAATATATATACCATTTTCTTCTGGTAATATTTGTTGCCAAACTAATACCCTGTCATTTGTTGTTAAACTAAATCCATCTATGGTTGATATACCTGAAAAAGATACATTTGTTGTTGTTGCAAATTTACAAGCTACCTCAATTGGACTTAATTTAATTTGCGATCCAAAATTAACTCTAGTTGGCATATTATTATTTTATTATATAAATAGTTTTTTTATTTAAATTTGTTTATATAACCATATAATTATTTATATGATGAGCCACCTAACCAAAGAACCAAAGATTTTCTAGTACCAGATTCAACAGGAGTAACACGATGTAATGCAAATGAGGGAAAAATAACCACTCGACCCTTATCTTTTGGTACGAATGTATCATTTTTACCATATTTCAAAATCAAATCCCCCCCAGAATAATCATTAGGACCTGTAAGTTGCACTGTTATAGATATTTTTCTAAAACAAGATGGTGACGAATCACCACAATCAATATGCCAATCATACATTCCAGCATCTGAACTATCATATATGGTATATTGAATTTTCTCCAAATTGTCTCCAATGTTGAATTTCCACATAACATTATTTGCTTCTTCTGCGTAATTGAATAATTTCTCATATATCCAAGCATATTCCCCATCATTGGGTAGCCATTTAATTGTACTCCTTCTATAATCATTAACATTATTAGGAGACCCTAAAACAGATGCATTTTCAGATTGTATTTTATCTGCTAATTTTTCAATTGCTTCTAATTCAATATCAGAAAATCCTGTTGCGAATGTGTAGTAATTTGTTAAATTTGGAACAAATTGCTTAAAACCTATTGCCATATTATTTAGTATTTTATTTCACCTTTTATATAAATATTATTGTATAATGGAATTGTTATTGGTAAATATAAAATAGGTAGCCAAAGTACCCTATAATTACCTGGTGGTATAACTGCGCCACTTGTTATGGTTACATTTTGCAAAATTATATCATCTGGAATACCGTTATTTAAATATTCATTTCCACACAAACTTGTTCCAGCATCAATTATCATACTATTTAAATTATTTCCAACACCAGCGATTGGTATCCATATAGTATAAAAATATTGAATGTTTGGATTAACATCAGACTCTGTTATCTGTATGGTACCAAATGAATATTGGGTCTGAGTACAACCAAATGAATCAACTGACGTACCACTTGATTGTTTTATTATTGATGACATATTGGTTGGGCTTGTTATGTAATTATTAGAATTACTTGTCCATCCAGAATAATGTGCGTATGTATTTAAATTGTTAGAATAGTCTATCGTACTTGGTACGCCATAGAATTGGTATCCACCCCAAGTTGCACCACTACTTAACATGTAATTTTCTAATTCAACCCCATTATTATATGTTTGTGGCTCTGCAAATACATAAGCATAAAATGGCAAGTTCGATGGCGTAATTGAAGGTGTATTTGTTGGAGTTATCGTTGGAGTTATTGATGGTGTTGGTGTTATTGTTCTTGTTATACTTGGAGTTATTGACGGTGTTGGAGTTATTGTTCTTGTTATACTTGGAGTTATTGTTATTGTTGGTGTAACACTTCTTGTTATTGATGGTGTTGGTGGTGGTGTAGGTATTAAACCTGATGTAACTGTTACAGTCGGAGTTATCGTTGGCGTTCTTGTAATACATGGTGTAGATGGTATTGTTGCTGATGGCGTTGGACACTCCAAGCTATATTGAACGCCAGCGGATAATTGGTTTCTGGTAATATTTGTATATATTGGTGTTGAATTGATTGTATCAATATAAATATTGAATGGTCCCTCTGATGTTGATAAGTTATTTAATTTTAATAGAAAAGTAGTACAACCACTTGTATTGATATTTTGCTCATATTTTGAACCACATATCGGATTTTGATTATATATTATAAACTTATATACTGCCATAAACTCAACAACTTATTATCTTGAAAGTTTCATTACCATATATATCTTGTATTGTTATAATTAAAGTTGTTTGACCATTAAAAAAACTTGGTACTTCTACATCAAGTGAATAACAAAATTGATAAATTGTTGTAATATATGTTTTATTATTACCATTCCCATCTGAAATGTAAATATATAAAGGCATCGCCCCAACCAAGTCAGTTATTGTTATTACATTCATGCTACAATTGATATGTCAACAATCAAATCACAATTAAATTGGCAATTTAATTTCCTCTCAATAGCCTCATTTAATGAATCTATTATTTTTATGGTTACTTGTGGCGCAGTTGCAAAAACCAAAGGAAGATTATATTCAGTTGTTCCACTGAAGTATGAATTTACTTGACCCAGATACGTTTCATTACCCCCATATACGTCAGATATGTAAATCTTCAAAGGGTATGACCCAACCAAATTTGATAAAACAATTTTTGTCATGATGTGCAAATAATATCATATGTTATTTTTAATCTTATTGTTAAAACCTGCGATAATATTTGTTGATTATTAGGTTCAGCTATAATTTTAACTTTATTTGTGAACAAGTCATATTCAACACTTTCAACACCTGGCACATCTTTAATAATTGATTTTAATACATCAGCATATTCAGAATCTGAGGGGACTTTTGTCCTTGTATCACCAGTAAAGAATATCGTACTAGCACTATACATCATAGGATTCAAATCAATTATTAATTCATATATGGCAGTATTTAAGTAGCAAGATGTATTCCCCAAAGTTAAGTCATTAAATCCATCATTTAAAATATCAAGTAATGAATTACTACTCATAGGTTGTACAACAAATTGTTCAGTATCAATTGTATAAGTCTGAGTGCTAGTATATGCTTTAAAACATGAAACATTTGTTTGTTTTGTTAAACTACAACCATCTGAATCAACTAGGTTTAAACTATATGTTCCCCCACTTAAATTATAAACACTAATGGATTGTGGGTTGTTAGGGATATTATTACTCCAGTTAAATGTAAATGGAGGTTTACCTTTTGATATAAAAGCGTTAATAGACCCATCATTACCACTTTCACAAGATATTGGATATAAATTAAATTCTATACCACTACTCTGGCTAATAGAAACTTGTTTTACTTGTTCACAACCCAAACTATCCACCACTCTTAATGAGTATTGACCTACTGAAACATTATTAAATGTATGTGCGGTTAAAATGGTACCTATTACTGCAAAATTGTTTCCTAAATAAAAATTATATGGTGGTGTACCGCCTGACGTTATAAGCATTGATACTGATCCATTTGAATCCCCACAAGTTGTATTGGTAGTCGTATAACTTAAAGTAAACTTATCTTCTGTTATAATAGTTATTTCTTCACTATAATTGCAACTTGTTGAATCAGAAACATAAGCAGTATATGTCCCTCCACTTAAACTTGAAAATGTGAAACTACTAGATGAAGATGTATTTGTAATTGTGTTGCCACTTGGTGTTATTAACCCAAATGTAAATGGGCCAACGCCACCATTAGTATTTATCGTAATGCTGCCCCCAGAATTAGAACAAGATGAATTAATACCTATAATATCAACCGATGACATACCATTGACAGATGTCAACGTTATTAAACTTTCTACCTCACATAAGGCAGCATCAGTAATTTTTAATGTGTACCCCCCAGATGTTAATCCAGTTGCGACAAATGTATTTTCGTATGAAATATCAGCAAAACCACTATCTAATAAATAATAAAATGGCGCAGTACCACCAGATATGGTAACACTAATACCCCCATTCGCATTAAAACAACTCGGTGGGGTATTAACTACTGAAACAATACCCATTTCACTAGCATCAAGAATTTCGATAGTTTTTGATTTTGAGCAATTATTACCATCAACAACCTCAACGGAATATAAACCAGAGGTTAGACCGCTTACCGTATTCCCGGTTTGTGGAACACTCCAATAGTAACTATATGGTGGCGTTCCCGTTTCTCCTGTTATATATATCTTACCCGTTTCACCAGAAAAACAAGGTGAACTCTTAACGGCAAAGTAACCAAAATCAAAATCAATAGATTCTTTAATTATAAATGATTCAGTTTTTGCAGTACAACCCCCAATATCTTCAATATAAATATAGTATGTACCACCACTTAAATTATCGTAAATAATATTATTATTTGTAGCACCTTTGCTCGATATCAATACATTGTCTTGTCTATATAAATAAGTATAAACAGATGTGTTATAAGATGTTGTGGTAGCAGTAACAGATCCGTTAGATGCGTCACAAGTTGTATTTGTAACATTTACAATATTCCCACAGAACCCACTTGATATCGGAATATTAATATAATATTCGGTATTAATAGGCAATGAAGAATCATTTATTCTTGCAGAATATGTGCTAGCGCTTAGACTATTTACAATTATAGGTGAGGTTGTTAATGAAACATCATATGATTCTAATGGTGCTGAAAATTGAACAGAGTATGGTGGCGTTCCCCCAGATAAAGTCATAGAAAATGCCCCAATATTAGTATTACTACAATCCCCTGTTAAAATTAAATTATAAGTAAATGCTGCCATTATTCACAAATTAATGTTACATCAACACTAATATTAAGTGTCATCTTTTTATTATCCGTATTTATTGTTTTACAAAATAAATCCGTTAAAGTTACTTGATTGTTTGTCGGAACTTGGTAGTTAATATTATTACTAATTAATTCTGGTAAGATATTGGTTAATGCGCTATTCCAGATGGCTTCAGTTGGAGCATCGGTATTACCAAGACCACTATAAAAACTACTTCTGATTAATGTATTAGCCCCTAGTTTAAACTCTAAGAACCAAGTTGTTAATACTTTGTTATCATCACAGGTACCTAATGCAGTTTCCTTCGCATTCATTATATTAGTTCTTAATATATCAACAAACTTTTCATTAGGTATTGAAATTATTTCTATTAAATTCTTTTGACAAATACCATTAAAAATATCACTATTTATGATATCCTCTTTTGGTAATGCTAAATTTAACCCTTTAAAATTATTTACCACCGTTTTACTTTGTGTGCAGTTTTGTAGGTTAAAGCCAATATTATTTAATGCAGATACAATTAGATTGCTATAATATAATGAAGACAATCCTTTATCCACATCCAATAAATAACTGAATTGATTTTTATCTGACAAACCTAACTCACCACTATAACTACCAGCACCATCCTTAATCGCAACTAGTAACTTTCTAAAGTCGCTTGATGTTGTATTATTTGTATTAATTCTAAATATTATTCCAGTATAATATGATTTCGTAAAACCTGAAATCCCATTTCTTAAATCAGCTATATCTAATACATATCTGTCAGTTGGGGTGTTATTTATATTAAAATCAACCCCTGTGTATGCATTTTGAGCCTCATCTTGGAATACAAGATTAATAACACTCTTAACTGATTGTGTCGAACCAGAAGTATTTAAAGCGTAAAATGTTCTATTTTTGGAAACTTTACCAGAAAACTCTCTTATTTTTACATTTTGTTCGTATAAAGAAATATCATTATTATAGTATGTTAAGAAACAATCTCTTAAAACAGTATCCCTCATTTCGATTAAAGCATTATAGGTTTCTGTCATTTCAACACCAGATGTGTACCAAATATTTATTTCAGTATATTGATTCAATACTTTCTTATTTGGTATTTCCCCAACAACGCAACCCAATCTTCTTTTATATACATATTTCTGACGATGAAAAGGGGTATTCTCATACCTACCACCTGTATTCCATATAGTTGTAGCAGGAATCATTTGTTCAACAATTTTAACCCAATACGGATTTATATTGTTAACATATTCAATTAAATTATTATAGGTATATTTGTTTGTCGCACCAGAAATTTGTTGTGCTTCAAGATATTTCCAAAATATGTATTGCAAAACAGGGTACCCCCCAGTCTTATTATCTGTAATGTATAAGCGGTTTCTAACATTAATCATATTTGATGAAAATGTTTGTAGAAACTCAAAAAACGTCTTCGTCTTGGGGCTAGGAATTATCTTCGTACTATCTTTACTATCCCCACTAGGGTCATTTGGTGAACCAGTATTAGATAAATTTAACCCCTCTTGTGGTATCGGATAGTTGTTTTCAACAGACTTCAACCAAATATCATAAACAATTGCTTGTGATGGGTTTATATACAAATCAATGTTCTTAACATTTAATAATAACCTTTCAGTATTTAAGAAATAATATGCGTTATAGTCACCATCTAATGATTTTCTAGTTAACACATCAAGAACATTCCAAGATTTCTTATTATCAATCGTTTTAGTCAAACCAAAACCATCGTCCATGTATGGAAACCTTCTGAATAAATCTAAATATTTTTGGCCATATGTGAAGCCTTCGAATTCTGAACTATATGTTGTCGTATCCCCACTAACTACTCTCTTTGGTATTTCTAAACTCCTATGAGGTGGGGTCAGTTCATACCAGCCAGCACCTTTTTGGAAATAAAAATCTGGATTACTAACCTTTTTGGGGTAACCAGTTGCAGTATAAACAGGATAATCATTTATATTATAATTAACTACAACAGAATCATTATTTGACGTAAAGCCAGTAAATAAAATACCCTCAATCGTATATGTTTGATTGGTGAAAATAGGATCAGAATCAATATAAAAACCCCCATCCAATTTTTCTATCGCATTATTAAATTTATTTAAATCTACTGGGCCATCTGCCAAGTAAATATGCTCATTAAATTGAATCATTGCATCTGGAACACCAAATAACTTCATTAAAAATTCAATAGGTCTTCTTGTACCCTTTGACTTAAATAAGTAAAATGAATTTATTACTAAATTTCTATAAAAAGCATAATTTAATTCCAATGGCGTTTGAGTTCTGCTATAAGCAGAATATATGCCGCTTTCACTTGTCCCAAAAATTGAGTCGATTAATGACTTATCATATAAGAAATCAAAGTTATCCCCCCAGCCTAATGTTTTACTTAAATCAGACAATAATTGTGAAGGAATATCGTTTTTAGGTACATAGTTAATGGAGTTCATATAACCTAATGAATCAATAAATTTCTTTACCTCATCAAAACTACGACCATATATTTGTAAAACACTTTCAACTCTACGGTCATTTGTATCAAATTCTTTTAAAGAATCAGCAACAAAAAATCTCGATATCAAGTTGGTTTTAACCCCATCAAAATACTCAGAAATCTCTTGTAGTTTATTCAAATAAGTATCAAAACTCTCGGATGAGATATCTAAATTCCAACTACCATCTAGTGGCCAATTTAAACTATAATTAACAATAACAAAACTACCATCTTCTTTCTCCTCTGGAACTTGTAAGTTCATAGTGTAAACTGGATTTGTTAATGTATTTAACATGTATTGTTCAACCTCGTCAAAATCACTCTTCAAAACTAAATTATATAAAAAATCGCTAGGTCTAATTATAAAAGGCGTTGTTGATTGTTCTACTTGATAAACAAGAATATTAAATGGGTTGCCAGACACGGTAATATTCAATACCCCACTTGTTAAACTATCCGTAGGATTTAATATAGTTATTGGATATTGTTCCCCTTGAATGTCTAAAACATAATCTTTATAGTATGTTGTTAAATCCCTAAACTTACTAACACTAATTTCGTTTGAACTAATATTAATTGCTGCATTTTTAGTAAAATCCACACCAAATGGATTCTTTATTTTCAATACATCAATATCAAATGTTGTGCTGTCTAATTCATAAGAAATATTTGTCGCAGTATAACCAGTAACTAAATTATCATCATATAAATTAACATCAATAGACGCTGGAAAATAATTTATAATTTTAGTTATTGAAACTGAAAATCTTTTTGATAATGAACCGTATAATGAAAAATTAAAAACTTGTGATATATCATAATTTGGAACAACATTCAATTCATTAGTTATGCTTTCTCTTACATTAGATATATCACTAATACCTAAGTCCAAAAGATTTATCGGCTTATCAAATAAATTTGTATAAAAACTTGGTGATGTTTTTTCCGTTATACTTGGGGTAAACTGGAAATTTCCATAGGTTAAGCCCCCACCTTGTACAAGCTGGTATCCAACTAAATTATCAAATACTCCAATTCCACTACCTGGACTTTTCTTAATATAAATTATTGGCATTATTCTATTATATTATCAAAGTTTTTACTTATATCAATATCATCACCTCGGTCTTCTCTAACCTCATAAAGCAATTCATTAAATTCATTTCTAACTTCAAATAAATTATATTGTTTATATATGTTATTTTCACTATCATATATAGTGTATATTCCATCCTCAACAGATTTAGTCTGATTACCAAATAACCCAACAGCTAATGTTGATATGTCATGTTCAGCAATCTCAACCTCTAATGTAGTAGGATTAAAATATGTATTAGAAATAATAATACTTTGTCCAGGCTGCCCAATAAATGGTACAGCATTTGTCTTGTTAGATGGTGAGTTGCTTGGGGACAAAGTCAAAAATACTAAATTTGTATTATTCTCCACATATCTATATCTTATTGTTTTTTGCGATGTATTTGTTTCATTTGTAACAATAGGTTCACAAAAAAAAGATGATGTCACTATTCTAAAAAAATTAGGGACTTTTTGCCCATTATTTAAATACTCCACCCTATAACCAACAAGTTCTTGGGCTTTCTCAAATTTATTTCTAAAATCATCTGGTACTTCATCTAAGTTAATAACGATACCTTTAACATTTGGTAACGCACTTAATATTCCACAATCGCTTATTTTAGTTCTTATTTGCGCAGGTCTTAAATATAATGTATAAAACCCAATTGAAGTAAATTCGGCTGCTGGTAATGTTAAGTTATATAAACCCCCCAATAACTCTTGAGTATTAACATCGTCAAAATATGGTTTTAGTAATGTCGTTGCTGATAATTTTTTTTGAACAATAGTTTCCGTTTGGTCTCTTGATGGCGAATATATCATAATAATTTCAACATCTTCTGGACTAACATCACTAGGTCTAACTGTACCATATACTCCAATTGCCATAATATTATTTTTATTTTATAAATAGTTTATTTCTTTATTTATTTTCCAATTTGAAGAACCCATATCCATAATTTTCTAAATCTTCTATTGTTTTCACTTCCCCAAGTCTAAGAACCTTCTCGTACCCAGAAACTTTACCTCTCTCAATAAAAACATTAGAAAATATTTGTGGGCTTGAAACTGATTTTAATAAAACCTCATCTTTTGTAATACCGCTCAAAGTAGTTGTATTTGTTGTTAAGCCACTAGTTTCAATATTAAATATTGTTAAACCACTAGGATAATCAACATAACTAATATTTTGTATAGTATATGCCGTATATTCTGTTGATATACTATCAATTTGCCCTAATAATATATTGTCAATATATATTGGTTTTCCTACTAGGTAAGTATCTGTTCCGTAGGATGATAAATCCTTAATCTTTGAATAGGTATATCCGCTTATTTGTACGGGGGTAGTATTAACATAATCCTCTAAACTACCACTATCCCCACTAAAAATATAATCATAACTTAATGGTGTACCCTTCCATGGGCCACCGCTGGGGATAAATTCAGCCGTACCGTTTGGATCATCACTAACCTTCGTAGCATCAAATGGTACTATCACATTCTTTTTAATAATATTAGTTCCAAAATTATTTGTTTGGGTAATTACTATTGTATAATATTCCAGACCCCCAGTTGAGTATGTATGATATATAGGGTTCGTTATTAAATCTTCAACTGTTCCATCGCCCCAATCTATAACATAATTAGCATCTTTTGTGAAATTATTTAAATTGTTTGATGTATTCAATACAAGATATTCATATTCAGTTATTGCGCTAAACACAAAATTTAATACTGTTTCTTTTTGCAAAATAGCACCATCAAATTCTGAATAATATCCAAAATCAACGTAATTTTGTTTTAATAAAATAGGAATGTTAAATGATGAAATAATTGGTTGATTATTAGTAGTCCCAGTTAAAACCTCGCTTACTGTTCTATATACACCAACTTCTTTACCATTATAATCAACATGTTTGATTATTTGCGAAAAAGACTCTGGGGTTATTTTTAATTTATATAACATTATATTGAAACGTATTCATACCATTTTATTGGGTTATTAACTAACCCCACAACTAAATCTTCAACCTTCATATCAAAATATTCATATTTCTTAACATCATAATCTAATTCTAATTTATAATAAAAATCAAAAATAGAATTTAAATTATATTTATCAGCCAAACCCCCTTGGCAAATATTTGCCATCCTAGTAAAATCCCCATCAGAACTATTAAAATAAGTTGCCGAAACATAAAAAGTATCAATATTTAAATAATTCTTATCTTTCAACCAATAAATAAAATAATTCTCACTATTAGACGTGTAATCTAATGTATATATTGGTATCTTAACGCCATTATTATTTTTATTACCATTCTCAAATGGGAAAATGGTTGACAAATATATTTTTTGCTCCTTCGCTATTGGTGAGTCATAAAAATCTAATTTAAAAAAAGAGTTTTTAAACTTGTTAGTATTAAAAATAATATCCTTCTCGAAAAAATCCCCATTTAAATAACTAGGAATCCACTGCGAATTATCAGCAATTGTTGTTCCTGTGAAAAAATAAAACTCAAAATTTAATTGGTTGCATTTTTCAATAGGCACATCAGAACCTTCCCTACATTTTTTGGGGGAAAACCTAGTTAATTCATAGTCAATTTTATCTTTTGTAATAGTATCAATAATTGTTTCTTCATACGAATCTATGCTATCTTGATGCCCCAGATAATCCCAGTTAATTTCTATTGGTAGGTTTATTAACAAGTCATTAACATTTGGTTTAATTAATTTATACTTATTCACACTCATCTATTATAGGTTTTTCATTTTCAGTTGATCCACTAATTTTATTAGTGTAAGAATACCCCTCTTGGACTAATCTAAATATAAAATAATTAAAAGGATAATGCGTATTATTTATAAATGGGTAATTAACACCTTTCGTATTATCATCAAAATACCCAATATCATATAAATCTCGCCATACAAATTCATTTGTTTGTTTTGAGAAAAAAGCATAACTTGGAATATTATCTACCTCATCGACTGAACCCCTTTCTATATAGTCAGAAAAAACCTTTACAACAATTTTATTATGGGGTTTATAGTAATATCCATTTTTTTGATTGCCTATTTTAAATATATCGGGATTATGTGTTATTTTATGATGATATTCCGAAATAACCCTTTCCGTTTGTTCGAAACTATTCCATTCACAAAAATCCCCATTCAATAAATCACCGTTTTTATAATTATCATTATAATAAAAATCAAGATTATCTTTCGTATATGTTGACGTTGGTATATTGGTATTTGCCCCAGCGCCATCCCACCATCTATTAGGTGTACTTGTTATATTAAACTCCCAGCCTTCTTTTAACCCCGTATTATTATTTGGATTATTAAAAAAACCACTAACCCCTTTGTTAACAATAGTGAAAAATAATTCAGTTATTGGTCTGTTTTTATTATCAACCAAATTACCTAACTCAATGTCATCATCAATAGTAAAATTATATGAAGTATTTGAATTTCTCCTACCTAGTTTAGTTTCTTTTTTATAGAAAACCAAACTATAAGGTGAATCATAAATATTTTTCTCATACCCAGATTTAACAGCATTTATTTGGTCAACATTTTTTATTACTTTATGCCTCCTAATATAATATTTTGATTTGGTTTCTTCTAAATTATTTGGATTAATAACTCTTTTAAATGTGCCAATATACTCATCTGGTATAATAGGATTTAAAACATCAACAACCTCAATATTCAATATGTAAAATTCTGATTGGTATTTCTCATCCCCTAATGAAGATATTTTTATAATATTCTCATCTCCATTTATTGTTAAACTTATATATTCAAATGCCGACAAGTTATGTTTAACTCCACACTTTAAGCGTATAAAATCTTTACCATTGGCTTTTATATATTCTGAAACGAAAGGTATTCCATCCGAAGAACTCCATGTTAAACTCTTACCATATAAATCTATTGATAATTCTTTATCTACCTCATCAAATGGATATGTATAGTAATATGACCAATTATACTTGTAAGCTATCGAAGTGTCATATATATCATACTCAACATTAGTAGGGGGTCTAAAAAAGTCAAAATCATAACTATTTAAATAGCCGTAGTTATTATTTATATCTAAATTACTCGTATATTCATAAAATAATGTATGACCTGTATAAATTGTTGTCCCAGTGTATGAATTGTTATATATAAAATTTATTTTAACTGTTGGTCTATATCTGAAAGATTCATTCTTTTCTTTATTCCCCAAATCAGCTAAATCAATATTTGTGTTCTTATCAAATTCAATAAGTTCTTTTCTATCAGTAGATAAATCTATATTAATAAAACTATCTAATTCCTCTGCGGTCTTAAATTTAAATGAATTTGGAACTATTTTATACTTACTCATGATGGATATCTATTTTTAAATAAATTCATAGCTGAACCCCCCTTTACTAAACCAAAATAAAAATAATATGGTGCACCAACTAAAAACTTCTCGCTAGAATTACTGTCAATTAATGAAATCACCCCATCTGAATCCACAGCATATATATAGCCACGACTATAAATATCGTCAGATAAATTACCTACCAAGGTTCTTGAATTAACAAAATAGTTATTCTCTGCTTTATTTGGTTCAAGCCTATCTAAATCTTGGTAATATCTACTTGTTAATGTTAATTTATTATTATCTACTTTCCAATTATTTTCATCATTACCAAAAATATTTGTACCAGGCACTTTACTCCAAATAAGCATCGGAACTTTTTGTGATTTTATTTTTATTGGTATTTTTCTTTCTAATATATCATTATCTCTTACATTTATTCTACCAGGACTTAAATAATCCCTTATTTGTAAGTCTTCAATTGATGAATTAAAAAACACAGCAATACAAACTTTATTTTTAATTTTATAAATTTGAACCGAGTTCGGTGTATCTTCATAGTTTTCCCCAGAAAATTCTAATACCCCCAATTGTGAATTTATACTGAATAATTGCGCCAAATCTCCATCAATCATTTTAAAATTACCAAGTTTTCTTGAAAAGAATTTATCAATAATATTTGAACCCTTTAAATTATCTAAGAATGTTGTACTTATTAGCCTTGATATTACGTAAAAATTAATTAATGAATCATTTTCTTGATATGATGTATTGGATAATTTATTCATAATATATCTGAAATCTTGTATATCAGTTATATGTTTTATATATGTGAATGTTTTCTTCCCCAAATCCATAATTGTTGTAGGCCTAGGAATTATACCATAATTTGCAAAGGTTATAAAACTACCATCATAATATGGGGATGATCTATAATATAAATTATTTGTATTGTCATCAAAATAAGCACTTTGTTTGCAATATTTAGCCTCTACTTTTTTATTACTTATTTTGAAATTAGTTTTTAATGCTGGAGCAAATAAAGTACCATTAACCCAATTATTTAAAAATGATTCTGATATTATGCCAGAGCATAATGAACGAATAACAGAGTTTCTACGATTCCATTCTAAAACATTCTCTATGTCAACAAAAATATCAATAATTTTATTCTTCAATAATACATAACATCCATTATCAACTCTGCCTTTGTCCTCACACTTCTCATCTATTCTAAAATCCTCACCTTCACCTTTATAACAATCCAAATCAACCATCTCTGAACAAGTATCAAAACTAGATATTAAATCACTGCCTGGTAATCCTTCATTATCAATATCACCAAATGAATCATCCGTACCAACACTATCTATAACCAAATCACCCCCACTTGACAATGTGAATATGTATGCCCCAAACACCAAGTTTTGCTGCAATAACGGCACATCAAAACTCCAATTATCATCTGGTCTATCTAACTGATCCGATGATGGTAATCTATCTGTACGCATAATATTATTCTGCTTATTATTTAATCTAACAAATGGCGAAACATGAAATGGACCATATAAAGATGGTGACAAATAATCCATTCTATTTGTCACATTATTGTTATTAGTGTTATTAAAGAAAAAACTACCCCCAGATAAATCATCAAAAGATAAATAAGAACCATTTTGAACAAAAATATTATTATTATATTTTGGTGTTATAGTTGTGGTAACATCTAATTCACTTAAAATTTGATTTGAATTGATATTATTATTTATATATGTTTTATCAAATGCCGAATAATAACCTCCATTCTGGAATGTTATGGAAACGAAATCACTACCTGGGGTGAAAAAATAAGATGGATAAAAAATCTGATTTTGATTATAATGACTCTGTATTGATTCTCCATTAGTTATTTTCTGAATAGGGATGTTTAATCTAGTTTCTCCCGTTATCTTTATAGCCAATTCATCTTGGAATCCAAAAATTCTACCTAAACTATATTCATTTATGAATAAGGGGGAATACGGATCCACGCCCCTTTGCATTATCACAACATATTGCTCTTCAATATTTTCATAATAATCCAAAGTTTTCTTCTTTGTCTGACCTTCAATATTAATATTATTATCTTTACTATACCTAGTGTCTCCTGAACCCGCTAATATTGTTGGGAATGACCTAGGAAAACTACTTGTATTAGATATTTTTATAAATTGACTGTAAGTTATGGCAGTAATTACTTGATAATACTCAATGTCCATAGGGAAAATTTGGGTTTTAACCAAACTATCTGATTTTGGAATTGTATATACTACTGATTTATCAGATTTCCCAGGGTCAATATAATTAATTGTAATGTTAAAATTAACATCCCCAACTGTTGTACCAGTAATATTGTTTTTATTATTTTCATCAAAAGTTATTTTGGGGTCAACAAAACTCAATAATGTACCTGAATCATAAAACTTTGGCGTTAAAACAGTTAATGTATTATCGTAATGCGATTTTCCAAGATTGTTATTAACTGAAAAGGTAACTTTAATTAAATTTGTATAAGAAAAATATTGCCCTCTGGTATTAAATAAATTAATTCTTTCTGGTATATTCAAAGTTAATTGGTACGTGAAGAATTTGTTTAAATTTAAGAATTCAAATTCATCAGATATGGTTTCTTTATAATCATTTATATTCTCAAATATGGTTAATTTACCCCCTAGCGCTTGACTGACTGCCTCCGCAAAGTATTGCCTATCTTCTTTACCTTCGTTTGTCTGGGGGTCGTATCTCTGGCTAAATATGGTTATACCATAATGCCCATTAAAAAATTTATTAAATTGACCATCTAACAACAATAATGAATCCAAATATTTCTTATAATAATTAGCTGGGTTACTAATTGGCGTTAAAAACCCAGAATCCAAAAGTGGAACTGGTTCATCACTAATGACAGTAGCATCGCACTCACAAGTAGTGCAAGATGGATATGATATTATAGGTAGTTTTATAGTTTTTATTTTTAAGTTAGTTAAATCAATAAATTTAACCGACTTAAATCCAAATAATCTTACTAAAAAATTCATAATTTTACCGACAATAGTAACGATGTCGAGAATTAAATTAATAATTCCTGATACTACATGTAAAATGAAAACTAACGGAACAATTAAGTTTACCGTAATAATTGAAATTAAAGAATTAAAGAAATTAATAATACTACCCAAGAACGTGGGGTGTTTAATACCATCATTCGTTGGAAACTTATTGACCCTAGCATCGCATAAATCATCTGATATTCCTTTTATCGGGTCATTATATATTAAATTACTTACAGTATAAACCCTATTATAATTAAACTCATAGAATGTATCCTCACAAGATATAGCATCAGCTGAATTAGTATAGCCCGACCAAGCAAGTCCAAAATAATAAGAACCCCTAAGTTGCTCTTTAACATTTGGAACATTTGAGTTTATTGGGTCAACTGTTGGATCCAAACTATCCCACCCATATTCTTTAATATTAGGAAGCAAATATGTGGCTCTTTTTGTTGATTTATTTAACTCATCCGATTGCTCCCACTTAACCTTAAATCTATATTTACCCTTTGTTGGGATGCCCCTTGTCTTATCTGTTGTTATTATTTTCTCCCCATTCTCATCTGTAATAACATAATCCAAATTCATCGGAACATCTACAATCCAAGCTCCATTATCATCAATAACATACCCCCCACCTTCTATCTCGTATTGTTCTAAAATTGGCTTATCTAAATTATCTACATCAATTGTTTGCCTGATTGCTAATATTTGTCCAGTGTTCGCAATCAAATTACATAACTCACCTTGTTTGTTTGGTTTGTTGCAACTTATTTTTGTTGCTAACTTATCTGTTGTTGATATTATTGAACCAATAAAAACAGATGTTGGTTGTATGTCAATATTTGCATCATCCCTTAAATCAAAATCAACCCTATTAATTGCTGGCTGGCATATTTCATCATCCCCCCATAATGGTGATACATCAACTGGTTTTGTTAATGATACAATTTGGGGCAATATTTGCAAGTCAGTTGATGCCTTAAACTTTCCATCCTTTAATTGGTCTCTGGTTGCCAACCCCATTCTAATTAAATCTTCTGGGGTTAATGAAAACTCCCCCATGTCAGATAAATCAAGATCCATAAAAACAACTTGACCACCTATGGGAACACCAAATATCATATAATCACCGCTTGAATTTGTCTTGACCGTATATTTATAATACTTGTCAAATACTTCAATGGCAACGGTATTTAATAAAACATCATCTAGTGAGGGGAATGTACCCGTTGGAACATGTCCAAAATAAGATTCTTCATAAGGTAATAGATTATATCTATACCCATCTTCATTTGTATCTTTTATATTTCTATAAGGATAAATTGCGTTAATAACTTCATTATTAGCATCCTCATCGCTTATTGGTATGAAAATTGAAACTTTTGCATTTGGCAATCCAAAGCCAGTATTTGCTGTAACCCTTCCTGTTACAACACCATAATTAGCACAATTTAATGAGAAAACATCTGATTGTCTAACTTTAAAGGATAGTATTTCTAAAAATTCAAAGTCCTGATTTAACTCAAAATTTACTACTTTGTCTTTACCTATTTCTGTTCTTATTCTAAAAGAGTTGTCCATTTAAACCGTTTGATTATATAAATATTTTAGTTATTGATTATTTATTATATAATAACTTTGTTTGGCTTAAAATAAACAAATTACCCAATAGTCATTCCAGTAGCTAGTTTTGCTTTTACTCTAATATCTTTTTCGGGATAACGAATATGATAAATTTCTGATGGTTGAGAATAAATGGTATCATCTACTGGTTGAATTATTTTATTCTCTTTATCCGAGTATTCCATTGATGTTTCCCCACCAGAATAATCACCCCCAACTTCATTTTTAATTGTCATTTCACTTATTGTAACAACACCAATTAATGTTTGTATGCTACTCTTCAATTCGGATAAATTAACATTTGTACCCAATTGCATAGATTGTGGAGAAAAATAAGTATTAATAGCAGTTATGATATTGTTAATAACATCTTTTGATGCAAATCCAGCTGATAACACCACGCTAATATCAATACTTATATCAATAACTTTTGCTGATGTTACCACAACATAATCATTTAACATCCTATAATTAGATAAATAATTGGCAATATTATCTGCCAAATACTTAGAATTATCACTCACTAATTTACCGTTAATATCATAAGAAAGTAGCAAAACTTCTACTTTGTTGTCTTTCTCTTGAATGGATACCTTGGCAGGTGCTCCAAACTCCGGGGGCATATTCCTAATGATTGACTCGTAATCCCTAATTGTAACAGCCCTCTTTTGTGCTGCAAAATTATATGAAACAAAATTTCTAACCTCCTCAACACTAGGCAATCCAGCACCCCCTATCGCTGGGAATAAGTTATTAACCCTAAGTGAATTAATAACCGCAGACTCTTGTGCTGAATTTCCAGCATTAATAATAAAATTATTAACGCCTAATTGCGTTAATGTATTTGGTCCTAAATTTGTATTAACCCCACCACCAACTCTATATTGTATAAATAATGTTGTATTGGGGCGTAATGTCCTACCTAATGAAAAGTTATTTAATATGTTTTCTAAGGTTGGGGATTGACCATTTAATGTGAAATTATTTAATTGCTCCATAGCAGTATTAACACCACTACCGAAAGTAATTTTCTTAAATCCTTCTGGCGTATATTCACTAATAAATCTATTTTCTGTTTGAATGTATTTACCAACTTTTATGCCAGCATTACTTGTATCTTTTGTTGTATCAATAATAAAAACACGATCTTCAGCCAAAGAATCAACCTCATACCATCTATCATTCTCACTTAAAAAATCAGCATTTGGAGGTATAGTCCCAATTTGTCCATTCTTTAATAACACACTTGTTATGCCCAAAACATTCTTTTCAGGTAAGAATAATTCAAAAAAGGGTCTAATGTCAGAAGGGGTAATTACTCTCTTGAAAACCTTTGTTGTACCATTAATTACTGGTTCTCTTTTTGTTAATGTATAGTTAATGATTATATTGTTTAACCTATTTGGTACAACAGTTCTATTTTTATTCCCTTGAGTATCATAATCAGATGCAAAATCAATATCATTTAATGTTTCAAATATTACTCCATTACCCGTAACTTGTGCACCTCTTTGTAATAAGCCAGCGTATCTAACGTCTGGTTTGTCACCAAATACAGGAACTGTTATTGAAAAATCACATAATGTTACAGATGGTCTTTGTCCTGGTATTTTTAAACCATATGTTTTTGCAATATTATATATTGATGATTTTTGCTGTGCATATTGTAAAACTGTTTCTTGTAAACTTCTATCAATATGATAGTGTAAATTATCGGCAACCGCAGCATTTAAGTCTAAAAATACTGAGAATATTGAAGCATCATTAAAATCATTTATTAAATCAGGGTAATATGTTTTAACATAATTTATTAATTCACTCCTTATTCCTTGGAAATCCCTTACACCATAAGATATTTTCTTGTCTGTCATATTATATGTTTATAATTACAAAATCGCTACCACTAAAAGTGTTATTTGTTGTTGTATATTCTATTTTTATTTTCGCTGTATTCTCATAAGTTCCCTTACCTGGTGACCTATAAATCTTATCAACGGAACTTGACCCCATTTCATCTAAATTTAATTTGGTAGTTTTAGCCTCTTCACTTTCTAAAATAGGCTCAATTGTTATTTTATTCAAAACTAAATTAGGTATATATTTATTAACAGCAGTTCTAATGTCATCTTCAATGATATCAAAAGATACAACATCCAAAGGATCAAATAAAAATTCATAAAGTCTAGTGCCGAAATCAGGTAGATAATACCTACTACCTTTTCTTGTTAAAAGTAAATGCAACAAAGACGCTCTTATCTCCTCTGAAACATATTCAGTCATCTTTAACGAATCCCCTTTTGGAGAAGTGTCAAAAGGAAAATCAACCCCATATGTAAAACCTTCAGCCATTATACTTTGTTTGTATATAAATATGTCTTTTTTATAAATTTGTAAATGAATTTAATTTATTGTATATTTATATAAAAAAAAAATATGAAAACAGTAAGATTAACAGAAACTGGTTTAAATAACCTAGTTAAAAGAATTGTTGAAGACAAAGGAAGTGAAGGTCTTTTTATGGATTACCATAAAGAAGGTAAAGCAAAAACTGGCAAAAAAGCAATATCTATGGTTAACAAAATTATGGATAAACTTTCAAAAATGAAAGATAAATTTGAGAATACTAATTTTGCATTTAGTGAAGCTGATGTAAAAAAACTTGAAAGTATTTATGACACATTGAGTGGAAAATAAAAAAGATAAAAACCCCCAATTCTAAATTAATAGGTTGGGGGTTTTTTATTTAACAAATTGTATCAAATCTACGATTCACAACTCACACACTCATTAATATTTCTTGCGAATGATTGTGCTGAACTCTGGCTAAACTGATAGTAAAGCGTCTTAACCCCCTCTTCATGTGCATATAGATATAATTGATTTATATCCTTTGCTGGAACTGATGGGTGTATCATCAAATTTAATGATTGTGATTGGTCAATGAATTTTTGCCTCTGTGCTGCTTGTAATATCAATTCTTTTGGTGATATTTCAATAAATGATTTAAACACCTCTTTTGTGGGGAAATCCAAATGCTGAACCGATCCATCTTTCTTTAAAATACTTTCCCAGGTATCTGGTGTATTTAAACCATACTTATCCAATTCAATCTCCAAAAATGGATTCTTATAAATTGTTTTTGATTTAGCCAAATCTTTAATAAAATAATTTGATTTGATTGGCTCAATACCCATACTTACTTGCCCTAGAATAAAAGAACTTGACTTGGTTGGGGCAATAGCCATTAATGTTACATTTGCAAATCCATCTCTCAATGATTTATAACCTTTTTCCTCAAACAAATATCTTGATGTTGCATCTGATTTTTCCTTGATTGTTTTAAATATTTGATGATTTAATTGCTTTGCCATCAAAGATTCAAATGGTATTAACTTGGATTGGAATAATGAATGATACCCTAAAACCCCCAAACCAATGGCTCTATGCTGTGATGCAAATCTATTAGCTCTTTTCATACCAGCCATTTTACCTGACTTCAATATAAATTCATCCATAACTGCATTTAAGAACATAGTATAAACCTCAATTGCGTCAGTCTCAATTATTTCATCCCAATGAAGTAAATTCAATGAACCCAAGCAACAAACAAAAGAGTTGTTTGAATCTGTAAATAATTGAATTTCGCTACACAAATTTGAAGCAGTTATCTCCATACCCAACTCTTTGTAGGGGGAATTGTTATTTGAGTTATCCTTAAACATAATATATGGAAAACCAAATTCATTACGCCTTTGAATAATCTTTGCCCATACCTTTCTCTTACTTGGGTCTCCCCCCTTCATATCATTAATCCAATTATCTGTAACAGTAACACCATATTGTAAATTCTGGATTGGATTACCTTCTGTTCCAATATCAAGAAACTCCATAATATCCTCATGTTCAACTGGCAACCAAACTGCACATGCACCCCTTCTTGCCTCTGATTGTTTGCAAACATCAACTACTGTGTCATACACCCTTGCATAATGTACTGGACCATCAGCAGTCCCACCTGTTGATATCTTACTACCCCTTTCTCTAATGTTACCTAAATAAGCACTAGTACCACCACCATATTTTGACATCATACCAATTTCTCTTCCAGCATTTAAAATGCTATCTAATGTGTCATCAATATTGGATCCATAACAAGATATAGGTAAACCCTTCTCTTTGCCAAAATTAATCCATACAGGGGTAGAAAGACTATAAAAACCCCTTGCCATATAATCCTCAAACTTAACAGCAAAACCATCAATTTTTAAATATTCTTCCGCTTTATTTGCAATATCTTTAATCCTTTGCTCGGGGGTCTCACTAATATACCCCCTTGATAAGAAAAGCCTACTCTCATCATTTAACCAATAATATTTTTCTTTATTCATTATATTTGTTTTTTAAAATAAATCATCTTCTGTTATGCTCTTGCTTTTCTTATTATAATCAATTTGCTTCTTATAAAAGAAATCCCCCTCTTTCGTTGATAGAATTTCAACATCAAACCATAACGTTTTCTCAATCTCAGCAAAATCAACCTCAAATACTGGCTTCATTCCAATTCTACTTAATGAGTTGTTAAATCTATTCTGAATGAAATGTTTAATTGTATCTTTTGATAAGAAACTTAATTCACCGTTTTCAAATATCCAATCTAGTATTCCACATTCCGCAGCATACGCTTTATGACAAGCTGAATCAATCAATGCCTCAAATTCAGCGTCAAACCATTCTGGATTTTCTTCCTTGATAATATTGATAAGTTCTGACCCAAAATTGCCGTGTATTTCTTCCTCCTTCGAGGTGGCTTCAACCACATTTGAAATACCCTTGAATAGATTCTTCTCCTTGTTAAAGGACATCATAATCAAGAACTGGCTAAATAAACTTACATGTTCAATAAACAATGAAAATAATAATACAGACTTTGTGTACATCTTATTCTCTTTACTCCTTGTCCCATCCAGATATTTTGCTAAATAACTAATTCTATTCTTTATGGCAGGAATTTCAATAACTGTCTGGAACTCATCTTCTAACCCAAGAATCCTTAATAATTGAGCATAAGCATCCTTATGTCTTACTTCGCTCTCGGCAAATGTCATACCAACATCACCAATTTCAGTTATAGGCATTCTCTTATATAAGTCAGCCCAAAATGTCTTTACATTAACCTCAATTTGAGCAATAGCCAACATTGACCTCTTAATAACTTCCCTCTCCTCATTTGATATTTTTGTCTTATAATCATCAATATCAGTTGTAAAGTTGAACTCCGAATGTATCCAGTACGAGTGTCTTATTGCATCCTTATAAGCTAATAAGGATGGATATTCATAAGGCAAAATATTCACTCTTTTTTCAAAAATATTCTTTTTCATTTTTCTATTATTAGGTTAAGATAAATATAAAAACAAAAAATAAAAGTATCACTTTTTGAGTATAAAATATTTTTATCATAAAAAATTATCACTCTTCTTAGCCAGCAATTCTTTGATTCTTTCTTTCTTTTTTTCAACTTGCTGTTCTTCAAACCCTAAGAATGTTGCCGTAGTATCCGTATCAACTTCAAGCATCTCATTGTCGAATTTGCAATTCTCGAATACAATACCATCTTTTCCTATTCTTGATTTAGTTATTGCAACAGTTGCTAAGTTCATCTCTTTTTGTTGTAAACTCTTTGCTATACTAATGATAACATGACCTACTTGTGCTTTCTTTATTGAACCCCCCATCTGGTCATTCGTTACAACATTTGAAGAAATTGAAGCCCTATTTCCCTGAGTACCAAGCCAACCAGCAATATTTAACTCGTGGCACATAGCCTCAAAATGACGTATAACCGAACCTTCATTTTTCCAGTCATCATTACCTTGCCTATCAGGTACAACGCAATCAATATAATCCAATACAACCAAGTCAAGTTTCACACCATCAGCAATTACCTTCCTAATCTGATTCTTAATCTGATTCATAGTTAAAGTATCAGATGGTAATTTCTTTAGAATTAACTTATTAGTATGAGTTTCTTTTATTCTATTAACGGTCTCAAATACTATCTCTTTATTGTTCGGTAACTCATCTGGGGATATCTTAGTCCAAAGAGTTAAATGCTTTCTTTGTATAATCTTGGGGTTATCCTCAAAGAATATATGCAAAACATTATAGTTATTATTGAAAGCCGTATTTGCAACCAAGGTCAATAGAGTCGATTTGCCGATACCTGGACCTGCAAATACTATTCCTACCTCACCTTTGGCTAAACCTCCTTTTAAGAGAACGTCTATACCCTTAATACCCATTGGTATGGGGTGTCTATAATCCTCGTCAAGAACGTCAACCAAATCATTGAACACCTCAAACCCGTTAGATTCTTTAACCCCTACTTGGAGGGCGTATCTTAATAATTCCTCTAATTGGTCATAAGATTCAAAATCACCCTCATTAATAACCTTTTGTGCTTTCTCTAACACAATCTTAACCTCTTCTTGTTTGCAGAATTTCAGTGCTTTATCTTGAACTAAATCTACCCCATCAAGAGGTGCGTTTCTTACTTTTGTAATAGTATCAATCACAATCTTTAACGCTAACTCTTGGCTAATTTCAGATTTCGCAACAACTTCCAAAGTATCGAAGTTGGGGGATGTTTCGTATTTTGAATAGTATTCTTTAATCATTTGTATGATTAACTTGAAATATTTATTATCAAAATAGGTAACTTTTATAAAATCAATTATTGCTCTGGCAAATTCTTTATCCAAAATAATTTGGTTAATTAATTGCAACTGGAACGTTTGTCCCAAGTAATCAAAATTTTTGGACATTTAAAATGATTTATTAGTTAGATAATAAATTTTTCTCTAAATACTCGTGGGTTAGATTAGGACTAACTAACACCGATGTTAACTCTTTTAAGTAATCTTTAATAAAAGGTCTAACATCAACAGTATATCTAACTTTAGGTGGATATTGCTTACCATCAATAATCCTATGAGAAACTAGTTGGTCTGCTATTTTAATATAAATATTAAAATGTTCAACACCATCTGTTGAAGATGTATTCATAACATCTGGATCCATCATAATAGTTGATTGATTTTCTGTCAAGTACTGAATTGCTTTGTTCTTCAAAAACCAAGATAATTCTTCTGCAAAATACTTTACAGATTCATATAACTCATAGGATTTCTTAACATTAGGATTAATGTTTTTCACATTCAAAAATCTTTGAACAATAATGTTCTCATTAAGCGTAAGTAAGAATTCAACTTTTGTTACATCAGTTTGTTTCATCGTTTTTTTGTTTTAATTATTAATTTTTTTTCTCTTTTCTACTCAATTTCATAAATGGTCTAATAAAATCAACCCAAGCATCATCCTTCTTTGGAAGGAATTTAAAGAACCCATCTTCATTCATTAGTTTTAATAAATTCTTATAACTCCTATCAGTTGGGTCTAACTTATCATTGCAGATTTCATTAACCATTTCTTTACCGTTATCCGTTATTAACGGATTTTTTAAATCAATTATTCTACCGATTTTATCAAAAAATTCCCCCCCAACAAAACCAGATTTACTAATACCTGATACCAAATTATCCAGAGATTTATTCTTTTTTTCTTCAAGTAAAACTTTCGCTTCATTTAATATTTCATCCAACTGGTAATCTTTCTTCTCAAAGTTTGGGAAAAATGCTTTTAACTTCTTCTCACCAAAATTTGATATACCATCAATATTATCAGAAGTATCCCCCACAATTACTTTATAAATATAGACATTATTATGTGGTATGTCAATATCCTTAAAATGAATCAAATCCCCATTCTTACTATACGTCTTTGAACTTGGTGAATATACTGTTACATTTTCTCCAATTAATTGGGTTAAATCTTTGTCCGCTGAAAATATAATCATATTCTCACCTTTGGCTATCTGTGTATAATAAGCAATCAAATCATCAGCCTCGTTCTGATCCACTTGGCATTGTCTAACAAAAACTTCTTCAAGATAACTTTTAACTCTTTCTCTCTGGTATAAATAAGATTCATACTTGTGGTCATCCATAGAAATTTTACGATTCTCCTTGTACTTGGGGTATATCTGTTTTCTTATTAATGAGTTTTCATTGCCATCCCAAAACACAACAACCTTATCGTGATTATGTTTTTCAAGAAATAATCTAATTGTATTTAAAAAATGGAAAACCCCGCCAATGTGCTTACCATCAGCATAGAATTCTCTTACTCCGTGGAAACCTATTGTAAATAAGTTGTTACCATCAATTAGCAGGGTTTTCTTCATGTTATTCAAAGATTATAGCGTCTTCATCGTCTTTTTCTGAAAAGGTAATATCCCCATCTCCAGACAAAATACCATTCCAATATTGTGAATATTCTTTTTTATACTTTTCAATTGCCTCTTTTGTATCTGGCAAGTACCCTTGTGGTACGGCTAGTATCTTACCATCTTTATACGCAATACCTGTAACGTGGTTTTTCAATATTGAAACCTTTGTTCTAATAGCATACGAAACTGTTCTACCGTTTTTCGTTGCAGTTATATGGTTAATACCAGCATTCTTTTGATTCCCAAATAAGAATATTAAAGAAGATGCCAACCAAAGTGCTTCGCCACCTTTTGCTTTAATTGTAGGCTGGCCAAATGGAGAATCTGGTAATTCAACCCAAGGTTGATTGATTGCAATTAATGTATTATGGTAAGGATAATCTTCTTTCTTTGATTTTGAAATCCTTGAATGTATCCCCATACCTACCTTATCGGCTAAAACCGCTGCATTGTGCATCTTACCACCTTTCCCCTCGTATGTCATCTTACAAGGTATCGAACCAATACTATCAATTAGAAAGAGAATAGAGTATGGTAAATCACCTTTTTCTTGTGCATCTAAAATTTCATTTATAAATTCAGTCATTTGTTCGATATAATCAAATGAATCATTAAAAATAAAATCACCATCCCATTCACCATCTTCATTCAGTTGCGCGTTTAACCCCAACTCAACAGCATGTGCCCAATTCCATTTTTTCTCTGTAATAATAAAAACTGGTAAATGTCCTTTCTTTTGTGCGTCAGCAGCAGCCAATATCATAGCAGTTGTTTTACTAGTATTGGAATGTCCCAAGAACATACTTATACCCCCCATAACAGGACCAGGCACGCCACAAGCGTTATAAAAAGGCTCACCACACGAATAATAATCTTCTGGTTTATACTTTGTCTTTGTAGAAAACTTATCCTTAATAGCATCAATACTAGTTGCAGATGCTTTTTTCTTTATTCCTGCCATATATTTTTTTGATTTAAGAAAAGATATTTTTTGCACAAAGTACCATAAAACAATACTTTGCGCAAAAAATCTATTTTAGGTTAATTAGAATGGTAAATCATCATCAGCATAGTCCGCATCATCAACAATAACGCTTGTTTGCTGAACTGTTGCATTTTTTGCAACGGTTGCCCCGCCACCAAAAGAATTATCGTCACTTGTTGTGTTTAAATACACAAATTTACCTAGATTATTATCCCATTGTGGGGTCTCCCCTCTACCAATAGCTTCTAAATATTCTTTTGGTTTTTTTGTATAAACATCTTTCCAAGTCGATTCATCATTTGACCATTTTTTAACTAACTCCGCATCAGTCGATAATGGAGTTGGGTCGTCAAACATAATTGTCGAAACTGTTGTATATTCTTTACCTTTTGGGGTTTTAGTTTTAACTAAATCAATAATTAAATCTCTGCCATTATCTATATCGGTAATGTCCCCCTTTGTTCTGATGATTGGAATAATCTTATCTAAGATACCATCTTTCTTGTAGTTATGCTTAAATCTCCAATACTTCGGACCATCTTCCTCGTGGTCTCTATCAATAACCTTTAATACATAGAATAATCTTGGCTTATATTCTTTAGCCATTTCTTCATCTTCCTTTTTACCAGTTGCTCTTAGAGTGTTATAAATGTCAGTCAATGGCGAAGCCTCATTGTCATTCAAACCTGGGTCATAAAATTTTTGAGTATAACCTTTAACTCTAACTTCGTGGAAATGAGCCTCTTTAAAAGGAGTGCTACCATCATTTGTCGGTAAAATTCTAATTCGTCTCTGCCCAGTAGTTTCTTTCTCACTTAGTAACAATGTAAAATACCTCTTCATTCTCTCCTCTTCCGTTAATTGGGTCTTCCCCTTTTGATTTTTGTCGTACTGCGCCATAATGGCATCTAAACTTCCCATACTTATGTTTTTTGATTAATTATTTAATACCACAAGTATAGGAAACTTTATCCCAAAAAAAAAGGGGTTATTCACCCCTTTTTTTTTAAAATTTAATATCAAATGAATCGTCCTCCTCGTAATCTTGGTTAAAGGTATTTTTAACCTCGTCAGGATTTATATCTATGACATCATCAGATGTTAGAACATATTCATTCTTACCACTTTTTTGCATGTCTTGTTGTTTGTCATCAAAGAAATCAGATAACTTTTGATTAAAAGGATATGAATCATAAGTCCTTAACTCTAATTTTTCTTCTGGTGTTTTTTCTCTATACTTCTCAATCTTAGTTTCCATTGCTGTTAACTTATCAAAAATCTTATCCATTTCAGTCAACTTTGTTTCTAACTTATTTAATTGTCCAAATAAATTATCAAAGTATTCGTTTTGCTTAGTCTCCATTGATTTTTGTGAAGTAACCAAGTCTGTGATATCTAACTCTTCAGAATCACCACCTTCATTTCCACTTTCTTCGCTACCACCTTCATCATCAATTGCAGTAACATCATCATCCATGTTAACATCAATAATCTCTGGCTCTGTTGTACTTAATGGGTCTGTACCCCCTGGTTCCGTTGGTGGGATAGGTGATACCTCGCCAGGAGGTGTAACTGGTGCATTTGGTATACCGCCTGCTGCTGGGTCTAATTCGCCACCTGGAGGTGGTGGGGGTGGAGGTGGTGCAGCTTGCTCCGTAATATAATTATTTATCTTGTGATAACGGTTAATTTCATTTAATATTTTCTGATCTATCTTCATTTTTTTTTATTTTAAAAATTAGTCATTTAATAGTTCTTTTAAACCACCATTGGTTTTAACTTTAACATTTCTATTTGCAACTCTGTTATTATCATTACGTTCAATTAATCCATCTTTTTCTTTAACAACAAAACATTCCCCAGTTATTAAATCACAAACTTGATGTGAACCATCATCTAGTAATGAATTTTTTTTGTTTTTTGTATCATCTAAGTAATTATTTAGATTTTCAATAATGCTCATAATTATTATTTTTATTATAAATATCTTAAATGTTAAAATAATCTATTCAAGTTTAGGATATAAATTTATTTTTGTATATCTAGCATAACAATATTTTATGCCAAACTGTGAAATATCTTTAGTGGCTACTATAATATTATCTTTTTCTTTATTATAATTTTGTGAAGATTCAATCTTGTTTTTTAAATTATTCTCAGTTATATTACTATCTGATGTTTTACCTCCCAATATTTTTATACCAGTATATGGTAAATCAGCGGATTGGTCTATGTCAGCAATAAATGTTATGTCGTAACCTGTTGTCCCAGAATTAACAACAATATCAAATTTAACAATTTCTATATTATTATTTGATGCATATAACTTAATTAATATATTCTCAATTTCTTTTGTAACGTTTTCTGTATAAAATAACTCCTCAATCTTTTTTGTGTTATATGTTACTTTAAGATTGTAAGGTACAGATAATTGTCCTATCGACATACTTGTCACAACATTTGGTGCTTTATATGAGAAAGTACAACCTTCTTCAACTGTTGTTATTTTCTCCTCTTTATTTAAGGAATTTTCCACTTTAACATAAGTTTCTACTTCTTTCTCAAATGCTTTTGGATTTATTGCTTTTAGACTATCCCCAGCGGCTTTTGTTTTTAACTTTAATTTATCATAATATCCGCTAGCATTCAATTTAGCATAAGTATTCGAAGCATTAACTTCACCAATTGAATCTTCTCCATATAACCAAGATATTATATAAGCATCAACAATAGGTGCTCTGGTAGGATCAACCTCATTAACTTGATTATAATAATCTAGTTTTCCATAAACTCTTTCAATAACCCTAGCCATATAATCAATATATGAATCTAATGATGGGAATATTGCATATGGCTGCTCGCTTGATGTAACCAAATTTTTTGAGCAAAAGAATTGTTCAATATTTTGATTATAATTAGTTATATTACCCCGATTATAGGTCAACCAAACATTACCAAAATTATAATGATTAGCCTTGAAATTATTATTATCAAACGATGCCAAATATGAAATAATATAAATTAAATTAGCATAATTTGTATTTGGAACTTTTGCCGTTATTGCGGAATATAATTCTTTTGACGATAATGTTTTAATATTAATTTCATTATTCTGTGTAAATCCAGTATATGTTGAATATAACAGAATAGCACAACCACTACTACTTGTTGGTACACTCTTTCCACTTTGGTTGTTATTTGTTGGTGTATCCGTAGCTATTATATCACTCTTTATTGTTTTTGAAAACTGACTTTGTATCTTTGTTAATAAATTTTCATTAATACTCGCCAGATAAGTATCTATCGTTGGGGGGGCATATATACTTTGCCTAACCCCTTTAAATACCGTTTCAAAAACACCTGGGCTTATTGTATGGCTAACCTCGGTAATGAAATAAGGTCCTTCAAACATAGGTAAATGTTGCAATTTAAAATACATAGTTGGTTGAATTAAAGCGTTACCCATACTTCTTATGGTTGCGGTATAACTCAAATTTTTATATAAATTAAACATAGAAACATTTTGTGTCGCCACGCCTCTGTTTGATACGGAGTTTCTTATATTCTCAATCATTTGTAATGATTCTGCGGTAGCTGCCCCATTGTTTTGGTCAACATCAACACCATGAAATATTGCTTGATTTTGAACCCCAACATCAACAAGAAAGCTAACGCATTTATTTGATTGCGACCAATCTGTTTTGTTTGTCTGATCCTCCAAAAAAGGAATTTCTTGTGACCTATCCCAATCAAAAGAATCATCGTGAAATCTAAAATCTCTATTTCCTTTTAATGTTGTAGAATCCCTACCAGAATAAACGCAAACCAATTTAGGTCCTGACTTTCTATAATCAACGTCAGTGAATGTTCCCCAAGTATCATTAGCCACCTCTGTCGCACTTTGCACAACATCATTTATAGAATCCCCCGGTGATAACGCACCATAAAAATTAACATAGGATGGCATTGGGAAAATATTAAAATTATTCTTCCTTAGAATACCCCCAATAAAATTAAAGATGGGCATATTAAGATTTATATTCCTGTCGTTAAAAATCTTTTTTAAATCAAAAATATCAGCATAATATAAATCCCCTATATTCCTTGAACCCCTATCCAAGAATAATACATCCTCAAACAAAGTTCTATTTTTATAATCCGATCCTGAAATCCATTTATCATTTATTGCCTTAAATGTCTCATATAAATCATACTTGGATAATTTACTATCAACAGCTGTGTCCACAACATTAATTTGAGCAATCTTAACATTACTAACATTTTTCTTGACTTCTATTAAAGTTTGCGTTAAAGTATTTGATACCAACCCCAACAAAATATCTTGATTCGTTTTCAAACTAGAATAAAATCCGTTTGATGTCAACTGGGGCAATTTTAATTTTTGAGTTGCATACATTTTTATAAAATGCGAAAACCTAATTACATTAGATTCAGTAAACTCAATACTATTATCAATAAAGAAATCTGTAATATAAGAACCCGTATCATCATACTTTAATTCATCTATTGTTGAAAATCCAACATGTAATTTAATCGCTTTCCAAGCTGCTGGATTTATCGCTTCTGAGGTTAATAACGAAACATCCCTAGGTAAACTATTCTTAACATACGGTCTGAAAGTTAGGGGGTTTGATATATTAGACTTGTTGCTAATATGTTTCATTAACGAATTATATGTTATATTATTGTATTGCGTTGGATTACCGAACTTAAATAATACATCATAATCTAACAACCCAGATATAATCCTCCTAACATTGGTATCTTGATATGTCGATGATTGAGTAATAAAATCAATATTAGGATTAGAGTTAGGGGGCACTTCCATTAGTTGCCTAAATAATAATTGGAAATTCCTATATTGGGTGTTCTCATCTTGATAGTCTAGCCCAAGTAAACTTATTTGTGCGTCATCTTCAACATAATTAATATCATATATTGACTTGCTAAATTCCAAAAACTCCTTCTCAAATAAGTTTAACGTATCATAGTCAAATACCGAAAAAATATCTTCAATACTACTATATGTGGTAGCCAAATCCATACCCAAAGTATAAGCATTATTTGTATCCTTTTGGATATTTAAATATTCATTATAATTTGGTTTTTTTAAGTCAGTAAAATCAAAACTATTCACCTCGTCATTATACAATAATTTAATAGATCCATTATGTGCTACTTTTATTAAATCATCTTCTGTTAATGGTTGTGTTGTGCCTGATATTGTTTGTTTCCCAGAATTGAATGATGGTAATGTGTAATAATTTGTATCAACCCCATACTGGTTATCAAAACAATATCCAGAAAAAAATAATCCATCATAAATATTTTTTGGAACAAGTACGCTCCAATTGTTGAAGGTTAATCCACTATAATTGTAATTATAATTATTTATAATTTTAAGCCCCCTATTCTGCAAGTCAGCTAATTCTTCATTTGAATAATCCCTAAATAAATCAAAACCATTTACAAATACATTAAAATCATTAATTAATTTTGGATAAAATCCAGTATTGACATTTTGTCCATTTTTTAACGAAATATTTGTTGTCTTATCAATAGCATATTTAAAATCTGAATCTGTATTATAATTTTGTTTATAATCAAAATCTTTCCAAACTTCATCCAGAATGTCAGTATTTGTGTTTACATAATTTTTATACCTATGCCATATTGAACCGTATTTCAAAATCCAAGCATACGGTAATTTATGGATGGCAGAATATTTTATAAATGAAGCAAATAAAAATCCATTTTTATTATTTGTATTTTTATTAATTAAAAAATCACTAAGATTTGATAATGGTAGAGAATTTAAGAAAATATATGATGCAGCAATAAATGGATAATCATTATTAGACCTCCATTTCTGAATACCAGAAATTATTGCATTTGTGAAAATAGGGGTATTTAATAGAGATATCTCCTTACTAGACATATAGTTTTCTTGATATACATCCCCATACATTAATTTTTTATTTGTATCATCAGCAAAATACTTAAATGGTCTATTATTGATAATGTCGTTTACATCCCTAAAATTAGTTATAACATTCCTACTAGAATTAAAAAATACAGTACCCTTAGTATCATAAGAATTTGTTATATTGCTTGTTTTTAAATTTAAATTTGTTTCAGTCCAAGCAGAATATGAGTAAGGGTAAAACCAATTAATATTATCAATTATTGGCGCTTGAGTAATTGTATTTGATATTTTAGTTATCTCGGAACTAGTTAATGTATTTATAAATTTATCACTTAATTTAGTGAATGTATCAATATTATATATTTGGCTGGGGTACGTTGCTAAATTATTTATATAATTTGTGTTATAATAACCATCTAAATACCTCTGGTAGTTTTCTGAAACACCATTAGATATTTGTAATAATAAATCATTATAATTATCCCCATTAAGTCCCCCATCTGAATTAAGGTATTTTTGTAATTTTTGTAAAAACAAAATAGAATTTGATTCCAAACTTGTATTAATATTGTTTGATTCGTTTTTTGAAATAAAATCAATAATAGTTGTATCGCTTGTTTGGGGAATTGAGGCTAACCCAGATGTATGTATTGAATAAAAATGCCTATCCCATATCTCATATAAGAATTGAGAATTTGATATCGAAAAATATGGTATATTACTAAATGGATATTCATTAGTATTTAAAGTAAATCTAGTATTAATATATTCATCGCTATTCAACACATCGTTAATTGAGGGGGTTTCAAACCTTTTAACTAAACCCTTTAAATATTCTTCCACAAATTCTACTTCTGGCCATTTATCATAGTAATACGCCTTTGTCGTTTGTATAATACTAGGATCCCCTGGATATATTAATTCATATTTGTTAGCCTTCTCCTTATTTGTTTCATAGAAAACTAAAGGCCAAGGAAATACAACTTTTTCCGCTTCTGGAATATCTTGACTATCATCATTAATAACACTATTAAATCTATCTCTATCATCTTTAACTGACCAAGCGTTCTCATGTACATCTTCAAGTAACCTCAAAAACGCTTCTGTTGATGCCATAATAACAGCAATAACGTTTTTAATTGTTGGGCTAAATCCTATACCAGTTTCTTTGTTTTCAACCTTTTTAGCCAATTCAAGACTTAATGTTCTTTCAATATTATTGTATTCTCTAATGAATGTTGATTCAATATTATTTATTTCTTTTATAAATTTGTTCATTACAAAAAACGGTGCTGTCTTCTTAACCCCATCTAACGTATAGTCAATAAAAATCTTATCTCTAATATTTTTACAATACTCGTTAGTGTTAACTGTTGGACTAATAAACCCACCCCTAGATGCAAAACTTTTAGCACAGTCAATTTGGTCTTCTATTATTGTCGTAACAAGCAAATCGTATTTAATATTATTATTTATCGAATGCGTTTTGTTTTTACCAAATGTTTCATTTTCTAACAAACTTTTGTTATAATCTTCAATAATCTTTTTTAATTCAGTTATTGCTAGTTCTATTTTATTCTCCGCTGGATTTTTTGTTATATCATCTTTGAATGTATAAACTAGATTTTCCTCTGTTGAAATAAATGTATTCTTCTCGTCAGTCTTTAATATAATAGGTCTCGAATCTATATACTTAGTAAACCAAGATTTAGCCCCACCCCTTATTGATTTATAGTAAAGTTCAATATTTGATTTATATTTTTTACCATCAGTTAATTTTTGAACTTGGACTTTATTTAAAGAATTTAAAATGTTCTGCTCAAACATTTCTAATTTAGAAATTAATTGCGATAAAGTTAATTCTGGAAATGAGGGGTCTAATAAATTTTTTGATTTATAATCTTTATATACTTCTATTATCTTTTGATAACCTAATTCAGTATTTATGTCAAATTTTTCAATACTTTTGTTTGATGCTTGTGTAGTAGATACTTCGTACTTCTTAGTATACATGTGGGGGCAAGCCAATAAATGCCCAATACTAATATCAGTTAAAACATTATACTTATAACCAAGGAATTCCAAATCAACCGAATAATCCCCAGATGAAGAATTAAACCTAGAATTAAACTTAATTAAAACTAATTCATATCTAACCGCCTTACCATAGTATCCCTTAATTGTTAAATAAAATGGTGGATATGGCAAATTAAAAAATGCTGAATATGGTGATTTATTACCTAAACTAAATAACGCCCTACCTTGGCTATCTTCCATAGTTATACTAACCGTTGGGACAAAAGATGAATTTGTTTTTATTGATATATTTTTTATACCAAACAAACTATTATCTTGGATATTAATAGCATCATTCTTAAAATAAGACCTATTCTCATCCACAACAACTTTAGATTCTTTTTGATTAACCCCATTGTTGCTTAATGAGTTCTTTCCTGTAAACTCGTCATAATAACTAGCGGTGAAAAAATCATCCCCAGTATTAGGTTTTAAAAAATTAATACTAGCTAAAGATATTGTTCTAATATCATCATTAACATTAGTACCAACTAATAATTTAGTTCTAGGTATTAGTTTAGTTTCGAGATTTGCATACATAACAAAATCTTCATGTCTAACACCCCTATCATTAACTGTACCATCACTACTAACAATTTTATTTGGGTCAATATATATCACATTTTGGTAATCATATATAACCTTAATATCCCCTTGCTCATTTACCATAATAAAAAAAATGTGTTTCTACTTCTGTTTTATAATCCAATAATGACGTTTCTAAGGGGTACGGTACTTTCAACATTGCCCCATCATATATATTGGTTTCCAATCCTCCAAACTGGGGGTTAGCAATTAATATTAACCACCCAAAGAAGGGAGTTTGGTAATATTGTTGTGATATCTTATCTAGCCTACTTATATTCTTTTTATAAAAATAAACATTATCACTACTTTTACTTGGTAAAGTAACATAAGGAACAGTATTATGTTCCCCATTCACAGAGAATTGCGAATATCTATTATAATATTTTAAATTCATTTATTTTGATAATTTATTTTTAACTAAAATAAAATTGTTTTTATTCTTATTCCAAGTTTTATGATTTGTAGAATCATAATCTAACTTACTATTTAGATTAAACAAAGCATCTTTTATATTATTATCTGGGTTTTCTATAAATAAGTAAGAATATTTAAAATCAACTTCTTTAACGTCTATTCCTTTTATTGCATTAACACTTTTTGTTTTTTCGGAAACTAATGTTGTTTTATATGTAGATTCACCTTCAGATTTTAATGCATCATAATTACTAATCACACTATTCCAATAATCCTCAAATATTTTTTTGATAGTATTATTATAAGTAACATTATCATTAGATAATGATTTTAATAGAATTTTACTTTTAAAATCATTTAAATTTTCTTTATTCTTTAATATACCATAAAATAAAAAATATATTAAACTTTCTTGTTTGTTACTTGATATTATTGTATATGGGTCAACTTTCCCATTATTAATATAACTAATAGTATTTTTAATTTCATCTTTGGCACTAGCTAATAAATCTTTAATAGGTTTTGGATCCATAGTCAACTTATAACTCGTAACATTACCATCTTTATCCAAATACCCATCATAACCTTGTGCACCTTGATATGTAGATGTAACAAACAATAATTTTGATACTACTCTTTGATAGTTTTCTTGTGCTTTTATTAACGAATTAACAAATGAATTAACATCTGTTATTACTTTATCAAATTCAGATTGAAGATATGAGATATAATTTGACTTTACCTCGGATTCTATTTCTTTTTTATTTTTAAATTCTTTCTTTATTTTATCAATAAATAAATCACTACCATTTTTAATGCTCTTATTAATTTCATTTAATACGCTAGTTAAACTTGATTGGTAACTAGTTGGAATACCTAATAGTAAAAACTCATCATCAGAAGTAGTTAAATACACGCCACTACTATTATTAACATTAGTTAATATATATTTTATAAAATCAGAATTATATCTTTTTAAATTTTCTTCCACAATTGAACTTATTGTTGATATATAGGCAATAGTTTCATTTTTCATTAAGTTATAAATACTAAAATAATTAAGCATCCCAGATGCTTCATCTATTACCCCAATAGTTGTATAGGAATTTGTTGTTTGGTCTGGATTATTATTTTCTTCTGCAACTTTTTCTTTTTCTTTAATATAATCTAATATTTTTTTATCAGTATCATTTAAACTTTCATCGGTAACATCAGCTTTTGGGTCATATACTTCGGTATTAGCATAATAATTAAAGTTCAAAGCATTTTGTAACTTATCTATAGCATTTGCTAACCCATGTCCCCCCACAAATGTAAATCCTAAATTAACCTTTGCTATCATAGGTTGAACCCCAATCCCTTCTGGGTTTAAATCCAACTTTTCATAAGTAAGACCTAATGTGTTTGGTATTATTTTTGTATGGAAAAAGTCACCTACCCTTAATACTAATATTGGTGGAATACCAAAAGATGTATTTTTCGCATCTTTAAAATCTTTCACCCCATCTTTCTTTATTGTTGGTATAGTATTTCCTGGTCTAACACATTGTTGCAAAAATGTTAATCTACCGTTTAACCCCTCTGGAGTTGTTGAATGGAATGCTGGATTAAAATACTTTAATTTTTCTTTTAAATTACTATATAAGAAAGGATCTGTTTCTTCGATTGTTTGAAA